CATCACAAGAACCATGACTTTCACAATCAGCTTGTGTAGCATAGTTAGCACTACAACCTCCATCAATATCACTAACACCGCCCATTTCATCATCTTGGACAATAATACTTTCATAATGTTGTCTTCCCGTTACAGGACTATTCCCAGTTGGGCCTTCTTTTGTTAGTATATTTTCATTATTAGTTTCAGTTAATAAATCAAAACTTGGTTCCGCGGGGTATAGGAAAAATTCGGAATTATTATAATAAAAATTACCAATTTTTAATACAATAGTTGGATTTAGCTTTATAAGTTCTAAACTATCTGCAGCTGTACCGCTAGAAAAAACAGAATAGTTATCTGTCCATATTTCCGAATTTTCAACACAATCTTTATGTGTTAGATATTGGGAAGCTGAACATGTTCCTTCTTGCGTAGCCTGGGCATCATAATAGGTTGGAATACCTGTTTGAATATTTTCACCGTCCTCCCATCTGTATTTATCCCAAGTAAATTCATTCCATTTGAATTTAAAATCAGAATTATTAAATAGCGATTCTATAGCTTCTTGATGCTCTAAGTAATTATCTTTTTGAATATCAACTATATCTATAGTATAAGCTGGACTGTCTACTCCTGGGGTAATAGAAATAAATTCAGAGGTATATTTGTATTTAAAATTTCTAGAAGAGGTATTATCTATAATTTGGTTATTTGCATCAACTGTATAATAGTGTATAATAATAAAAGTTAGATTATTTCCATTAACAACGTTAAGCCGCCCGTAATCAGAGCTTAGTTCCCTGCCTTTATCTGTTTCAGCATATTCTATTGAATTAATAGTAAAACCACTTCCACCTATACCTACTCTGCTCTTATACCTTATACTGTACTGATGTGTCTCAGTTTGATCTGCTCTGGCAAGTCGAGAATAACTTAAGGATGCGGAGGATCCATCAACCTTAGTATGAGTGAAATCAGAAGCATCTTCTAAAGAATCTGTAGTTAAATTGCGTAACCAGATGATTCCTTCAGGATCTACAGCAGCATAGTCGCCCAATAATAATGTAGGAAGGTCTAAATACTCTACGCCTCCCTCTAATGTTGACGTTATTGTTTCTTCAACTATAGCAAACGGATAATCTGTATTTATTATTGTTTGCTCTATTGTACTATAATTGGTTAGGTTAAAACAGGCAGACAGGCCGTCAATTGCTCCTTGTAATGTGTTGTTTCCTTTTGCTTGGACAATATTAGATAATCTGGATAAATATTCTTTAAGAGATTCATTATACCATCTTTCATTGCCTATAATGCGACCCCACTGATCTAGAGTATGTTCAACTGTTAATTTAATTGTTGTTTCTCCATCAGGAGGAGTTAAAAACCAGAAGAAAGAATTGTCATCGTCGCTTTCTGCTTTAGTATAGTATTTATATTCTGGAGATAATTTATAAGCTCCATCTCCAATAATGATTAATTCTGCTTGATCTGTTATGGTAAACAGATATGGATTCAAAATAGAAGAATCTAAAGTTACTTTCATTTCCAATGCATTGTCATGTATAGAATAAAATGTTATATAATTAGCAGAGGCCGTGGAAGACAGTAGGACAAAATATTCTTTAAAACGTCTTATACATTTTCCTGTATGCTCCTTGGGTATGGGCCATCTATTTAAAAGAGCCCCGCTTGTAGCCCGTGTTTCTATGTGTTGTAAATTTAAAGATAATAAAGCTTGTCCGAATTCATCTTCTTCAATATATTTATTAAAGGGATACCATGCTAAGGAAGTAGGATAGGCATTTTGAACTATTACTAAGTCTGACAATTCAGTTATTCGTACTAAACTTATAGCAGATTCTACCCATCCTCCAGGGACTTCAGAAGTACTATTTATATATTCCCAAGAAGAGTAATCTTGAAGCTGCGGTAAGTAGGTATAATAACGTTCCACTTCAGATGAGAAAGCATAAATGATAGGACTACTAGTCCCGTATTCATCCACCTCCAGCTGGAACTGATAGTCTAAGTAGAAATTAAGAGTACCCGCATTATTCCAAGGCGCTGCTGAGAATACTAGTAGTCCTTCGCCTGATACTTTATAATACAGTTCATAATCCGTTGCTTCAAGGCTTGCTATAGTTTTATTTTCTAAACTAATTTTAGAGGAATCATAGCAATTTAAAATTGTTGAATCTGTTTCTAAAGTTAGAGGGAATAGCCTAGAATAATAGGGAATGTCATTGTCAGTGGTACCCGCATAATTTAACTGAGATATATTCGGAGTTTTTTGAACTCGTTTAAAGTTTGCCGTCCCTTTTACTCTTGTACCCTCTGATACAAATTCTCGTTTAAATAACACAGGGTAAATAGTTTGTTCACCATTTTCTGCTGTGTATGTTTGGCTTTCTTCTACGTTTTGTGGAATTAGTAATTCATATCCTTCTTTATTAATTTGTTCATAATTCATTAAAGAAGGTAATGTAAATGGAGAGTTTGTTTTACTATCAGTAGTTAGAATACTGTGCTTATCTTGTAAAAAGGTAAAAGAATATAGTTTTTCAAAAGGAGCATATTCATATTCTACAATTAATCGCTCATTTATAACATAATCTTGATATATAGTAATCGTATTTGTAGTTCCATTATATGTGAACTCATTTGGTGATTCTAATTCATAAGGATATTCTCCAGTAATTGGATTAGTAATCATAGGTGCGATAACTTTGACAGAGCTGCTTTTTACATAAGGATGCGCTAAAGTATATTTATTATTTTCATTTAATGTGATCCATTCATCTGTTTCAGAAGTAATATCTTGCGTATAAGTTTGTAAAAGAGCAGGATTATCGACCAAATCTAAACTAGTATTTAAAGAAATTAAACTTTGGGAAAACCAACTAGCATCTGTAGAAAGAGCAAGAAAACCCTCATCTAATACTTTTATATCCCCTGATGCATTTGTATAGTAAAAAGGAGATACATAGGAGATATCTTGAATTTGAGAAAAATCTTCATCTAAAATTTGAGGATTAGTATAATTTGTAGGTAATCCGAATGTAAACTCATATAAACTTTTTTCGATATATCCATCAAAAGTAGAATCAGAACTAGTTTCTAATTCATAAACAAAAGCAGGTAAATAGAGATTAGAAGTTGAAGGAATAATATTCCATCTTGTTTCTTCTATATCTTTAGATATATTCTCAATTTCTACTGATGGTATATTTAAAAGTTTAAATAATACTGAATCAGTAGATGTATCAATGAAACTTGGTAATTTATTAATTTCACTGAATGCTTTTGTACTTTTGTAATATTTACTCATATTCAGCTACGCAGAAGCTTATTAAATCTGTGGATGTGAACCATTTTTCAAACTCAGAAAGAGACTTTCTACCTAAACCTACCAATTCATTATTGATAACTTTATCTTCTAGGACTGAATAATCTCCGATTTTTAATTCTTTAATTTTTGCGTTTAATACATCTTCATGATCAAGTACAGTTCTAAGCAATATGGCAGGGTCTAGATTGTCGCCTCGTGCTATATTGTTAACCGTATTCATGATTGAAGTGGCAGTTGTTCCAGCTAGTTCATTTAGTAAATCGTCTGCTACAATCCCGTTTTTAGCTAATATTTCAATATTTATAGAAAGAGCTTTGTAGTTTGGATACTCTACATAACCCTTTATTCCTAGAGCTACTTCATTATTAATAATGTTTTCTGCTGCTTGAATTAATAAAGGAGATATAATAGGCGTGGTTGCATCAATAAAAACATTAAAAGTACCCGTACCTCGTTTAGCTGGAAGTACTGTAGCATCAGATATTCCAGGTAAATTATAAAGTTTACTCAAAATACCCTCTTCATTAGTTCCGATATTTTCTCCAAAAATATCTTGTATAGCCATTTGTAAATCACTATCTCGTTGTTGTAGAGTTCCAGAAGTAATTGCGAACTTATTTGATACCTCTATTAATGCATTTTCAGTTTCGGTTAATCCATCAAACTCATGTTTAATAAGCTCATTCTCTGTTACATTCATAAAAGAACCTAAAGTCACAGCCTCAACTGGTACAAAAACAACATAAGGAGTTACACTCGGAATGGTTACTTCTTGTGTAGTTTTATATCTTTTAGAACTAGTTTCATTTGTAACAATAGTATTAATAGGTATAGTAATAGCTTCTCCACTATTTACAGCTGATCTATTAGAGTCGGCAATAAAGAAATGTACATTTGTAGTTGAATCATCTTTAGCATAATTTTCAGAACCTCGTTCGATTCCAAAGAAGCTAGCCCAAAGGTCCAAGTCTACTCCTTGCGCATCTAGTGGAAGTAAGGTTTTGTATTGTGTATTAAGTTCAACATAAAGGTTGTATATAACAGTACTTAGCATGTTTAATAAAGCATGTTCTGGAGTACCTGCTACAATGTTATCAAAGCCAGCTTGTGTAAAATAACTTTCTAACGAGGACTTGACTTGGTCTAGGGTTTTTAATATATAAGGCATATTTATTTCCTCAATAAGTATGGGTTAGTTTCGGCTACTAAGTTTGCTCTGTCGGCTGGCCAAATTTCCATGCGTATCCATTTATCTTCTGATACTGCATTGTTTAATTTTAAATTTTTATCAAAATCATTTAAAGTGTAGTTTAAAATAGGTGTTCCTGTTTGTTCTATTTGAGATGTACACTCAAATAGCCTATGCATATAAGCTGTATCAGATTCTAATTCAATTCCATTTTCTTCATCACATCTATTATAGGCCGCTTCTACGTTGTAGGATAATCTGCCAGTACCTTTAAAATACATTACACTTATTATATGATTGAATTCTTCTATTTCTGGTTCTGTTTTTGTAACTTTTGTTAATCGTCCTTTATAAGTATTAAAACTCCAAACAATATCCTCTCCTCCTAAAGATACAGTAGTTTCTAAAAATCTAGGATCTATTTGATTAGTTGTAACAGAGGGAGAATTAAATATTCCAGAAGCTGCTAGATCATTAGATACTTTAGTATCAAACATAGTAAGATCTAGATCATCAATATATATTTTTCCAAAAATATCAAAGCTAGTATTTCCAAAGGTTCTTTCATAAGGGTAAGATCCTTTCAGTGCGCCAAAAAACATATTAAGACGATTTAACTCTGATTCATGATTTAATGATGCATATAAACTACCATCATTAGTAATTATTTTTCCATATTCATCAAAACTTAATCTCATGCCATTAAAGTCTCCGTTATATCTCCAATACCTTGTATAATAGTTTTATATCTATCAATTTCTAAATAAAGATTAATTATTTTAGGAACATTTGGAATTTTTCCTACTGCTATAAATAAGGGTAAAAGATCCGGCATAGAAAAAGCAAACATTCTACCGTCATTAATAGAGTTACTTATTACCCAATCATTATCTCCGACTCCTCCAGTACCCTTTAATTCTGTAGTTCCTAAATCAATCGTTACACCTATTACAACTTCTTTACCTTCTCCTGTAATAATGTGAGTATTGCCGTCTATATTTACTGCAATACCGCCTTTAGAGTTTCCAATTACTTTAGTATCAGAAGCGTTCATTTCAGGTTTAGCTTTAAGATCAAATCCGCTTGTTCCCGCTACCGGAGGTATATTAGCTAATTTAGGAGTTGAGTCTACTATAAAAGCGTAGCCTTGGATATTCCCATCCATTGGTGTCCAGGCTTCTAATTTCCTATCCTCTGGAATTTTTTGCTCATCTAGATCCTTAAAATAAAATTCAACAACTTCGTGTTCTCGAATAGAGGGACTATTTAAATTTTCTGGACGATTTAATAATACACAAAAATGGCGTTTAGGAGCTCTATCGCTTTTAGTATCAAAACCTTCTACGGCAATTAATTGTCCATTAAAGTACATAGCAGGATCTGTTTCAACTGCGTCCTTAGGTAAAGAGATATAGGTTTTCCGCATGGAAAGTATACCACTTTTTAGTTGGTTTTTTGCTAATAAATTTATATCTTTTGATGTAATGCTCATAGTAATCTCCTACTTAGGTATGTCACTCTATACCTGTTCCATTTGTCTTTTAAGTACCGATATAACTCTGTTCATGTTGGAGTTATCTCCCTGAAATTCTCCCCAAAGGACTGTATCAATATCTCGGGATGATCCTAGTATACCTTCTAATCCTGCGACATAAGATTTTCCTTGATACTCTAAAGGCATCCATGTTAATTGATTTTCACCGGCCAAAAGTCCTGCTAAAAATATTCTACTATTTGCATAGTTTTCAAAGCTTTCCCAGATAGCAGATCCTATTTCATAAGCAGTGTAAGCCCAGCCTACCCAATTAAGTACTTTTAAACCTGCTGACATCATGCCGCTTCGAAAGTTTAGGGAATTAATAGAGCTCTTTAATACGTCGTCCAACGATGAGGTTGTTACTTCCCTAATTGTTTTGCTTCTTAAAGCCTTTACTCTTGCTATTTGTTTTTTTAAAGTAGCTTTGCTTACATTTTTTCTTTTAACTTTTTCCTTAATATCCTTGACAATTTTTTGATTAGGTTTTTTACCAGTGAGTTCCTCTATATTATTTAGCTGATCGTCTATATCCTGTAATAATACGTTCCGATAAGTGAAATCAAAAGTCCCCATTGGGGCCCTAAGATCATCAATATACTTATAGGTGATTGTTAATTGCTTATTTAGCATTTTTGCTTTTTTTCTCATTTTTACAAAATCATCCCCAACACTCTCGATTCGAGTAAAATCATCTCCTGATAAATTGCCTTTGGCTACCTTTTTAATTTGTTCTATTTTAGAAATCTTTTTAAAGTCTTTTAAAGTACTTAAATTTTCTGCAGCATCTTTTGCGCCCTTTTTTAAATAACGACCAATTACCCCGCCCACTTCGCCTGATTTAGGACTTAGCATTTTGGGTTTCATCGCAAACCACACAGCTCCTATAGATGCTGCGTGTTTTAAAATAGTACCAATAAATCCCATAGTTTGTATAGTAGTTTGGATACTAAGAATAAGATTATCTATTTGTTTGGACGCACTTTTGTAGGTTACACAAAGATTAGGGATGATCGTGGTGGTATAACCACCTGTTGCTGATATTGTATTTACTACCTGCTCAACTTCTACAGGACCATACATAGCAATACTATCATCATGGATAAATACTTGATCCCATGGTTTAATATGAGGATTACCTAGCATCGTTAAAGTTCCTTGGTACATAGGTTTCATTACATTCATTAAAACTTGCTGTGCAATTGCATGTTGCGTTAACATAGTCGCTTGTTGTGCGTCACTGTTGGCATTATTAATATAGGTGTTTGCTTCAAAAGTATTAAAAAATAAATGAGAATCCATATTTTTCATATACGTTTGATAGGTGCGCATATAGTCCGGGTCTTGGTCATAACTTATCCAAGCCTGTGATCTATATTTAGCATTAGAAATATTATTGGTTGGATCCGGTTCATCGTCAAATAAAACTTCTACGTGATTGTACATTTGATCGGCTGTAGCAATAATGCTATTATCTAAAATATCTTCATAACTATTCACAACATGCATACCTATAACAGGTTTATATTGGAAAATTTGAGTTGTTCCTCTTAGAGAACTTATGGCTGCTTCTATGTCCATATCTACTCCGGTCGATTTTGAAAGGTTTCCTCTTTTTTTATTTTCTTGATAATAAATTAATTGATTATAAGCATCTTCTACAATAGCCTTATCAATATTAGGTAAATAATTATAAAAAATATTTTTAAAGTATGGTTCCATTATTGCCCCAAGCGTTGTTCCTTTGAAAGAGTAAAAAATATAATAAAAACTTGATCTTAAATCTTCTTTGTGTTTTTCCTCAAAAGGAGAAGCAGTCCCCCATCCTGGATTATAAAGTGCATTAAATGTTTGTTTTGATGATGATACTACTGCTGAATAGTTATTTACAGTATGGGCTGGATAGTGGTAGGTATAATTATCTCCTTCTCCTTTATAGTTTGTAATTTTACCGTTAACTAAATCATTACTTATTATTAGATCTTCTGTTGAATATTGAAATTTTGAAGCTTGCATGCTTAAAGACATATGTTTTCCTTCAAAATCATTTAAAAGTATTTCATGCAGAGCAGTTTTGGTGATTTTATCAGAAGAAATAATAGTACCTACGTCCTCCGTGCCCCTAGGGGCAACACTCTTTTTTATTAAATCAGCCACTTTAGACCACCCGTTTGACTCCAAAGTTCTTACAAATATACTTAAAAGATCAGTGTTACTACTCCAACCATAATCACTCTTACCAGCTAGCAGTTTTTCTCTTTCAGAAGGCTTCATATGTATCCCCCCTATTCTATTACAAGGATTGCCATACTTCCAAGATACGTCTAGAGTTTTAGCTAAGATTGTTTTTCCTATTTGTAACAAAATTGAATCTGAATGTTCTTGTTCCGGAGTACGTAATTCTTCTTTTACTGGTTTAGATATTTTATGCATATCGATAATCTCTTTTAATTGTTGCTCTATGTTAATTTTTGGCAAATAACGAGAAGCTTGATATTGTCCCTCTCGCGGCCCAAAATATAGAGTTTCTCTAGGGGGATTAAGAAATATATCATTTCCTTCATCAAAGGGTAAAGTTGTTACTATATAGTCTCCTAAAAATAAAGCAGCTTCATGTAGAGCATCCCACGCAGATTGTCTAACTACGTGCCACTGAAATCCTGCCTCATCTGTGAACATACTACTGGCTTCATCCCATACTCTATAGAACCAGTTAGTAAATCCGTAACCATGAGCTCTTGTATTATTTATAATAATATTATCATATAAAGAATTTCCAAAAGATTTAACAATAACATTATTTTGTCTATAAGAAGTTTGTAATTCTTCGTAAGTCGTAGGAGTATTTTTAATAATATCCATGAAGTTAGATTGAATAGGATTAAAATCCTGCAAAGGTCCAGCTAGTGATGAAATAGCCTTTGCCCAATAAGCATTTTTAAAGGAAGTTTCAGCTACTTTATCAGGATTATTTAACTCTTCATCTCGGATTTGCCATCTCCCCAAATGAGAGAGGCCAGGAGTTTGGGCTAAAATATCAATTACAGCAGCTCCCAAGCTTGTAGCTCCTGAGGTGGAACTGTAAGATACTCCACCTACTGCTCCCACATTATTTAATAAACCAGCACCCCAAGATTGAGCCGTTACTTCTAGAACAGATCCAGGGTTTATTTCCGTAATAGCTCCTTTAAATTTCATTCTTAGCTGCCTATAATCCGAACCATACCCTACTAAAATCATTATTTGAGTGCCAATTTTTAAATTAAGATTATAACTACTTACTGCAGCTGATCCTTCATTTGCTAAATTAGCAAACACATCATTTGTTAAAACATTTGTGACATTAGATAAACGTAATACTGCTGTTTTGCTTGCTGCATGTTTGCTTTCTACAATTGAAATTTCACTAGCAGCATCGTAACTATAAAAATCATCAAAAGCCTTCCATGCGTAATTATCCTCTTCTATAAAAAATATTTTAAAAGTAGGAAAAGCTCTATCCATTGTTCCTTTTCGTTTTGTTTGTAAATAGTTATTAAATTTACCTAACATCTCCCACTTTAATTCAGCATTATCTATATCTCCTACACCAAAATATTGCAAGAAAGCATCTGGATTATCTTCATCTACCATCTTAGCCATATTAATTGCTAAAGTTCTTTTTTGTAATAGGGCAGCGGCTATTTGCATACCCACTTCGTGTGTTTCATTTCCGATTTTAGCTAGTTGTGTTTCAAAAGTTAATGCTTTGGCTAGCGTTTCTTTATAACTATCCAGGTCCATGTTAAAATTTGCGAAAACTTCATAGGTAGCGCTAGCGCTTTTCTTTAATTCTTTTAAAGTCAAAGTTACATTAATATTCTTTGTCTTTGTTGCTAGCGTTTCATTAAGAGAAGCTGCATATACCATAGTAACTAAATAGTCTAGCATGGCTGCTCTAGACATTAAGTTTATTAAATTTACTTTGGTAATTCGTTTTAATTGCTCTACTCGTTGCATTTTTGGTAATGTTTTATCTTTTTCCCAAGTTTCAAGCTGGGAATGAGTAAGAACTACTGCTGTTTCTGGGGGTATATTACCTGTCCAATGAGCCTCAACATACTCAGTGGCCAAAGAATAGTTACTTCTTTGAGGTTCATTATTTTCATCAATCCAGTAATAAGTTCCAGCTATTCTATCAGAATCATCTCTAGGAAGAGTATCTGAGATTGTATTTCCTACTGTTTCTAGATCCCTTATCATAGCAGAAATATCTGTATATTTTTCTGATGTTTGGGGATCAATTGCGGTAGGTAAAAGCTTTCCCAAAGATTTACTAACTAACAATTTGTGCATTGCTTTTTGTACATTCATTTTTGCATCTGCATCTTCTGTACCATCTTCCCCAATAAATAATGCTTTTAATCCTTTATATGATTCTAAAAACTTACCTGAAGAAATTGCTGCAAATTGTCCAAAAACTATAATTTTTAACTCTTCGGCTGCCTTACTCATTTCAATAATTTCTAATTCAGGATCTTGATCTACAAAAGGAAATCCTGGTGAAATATAACGATGTCCCGTATTTGAATCAGAGTCTCTAGGTAATCTTAAGTCAGGATGTGTGTCTGTTACGGCTTCATTGATAGTTTTAATTAAGTCAGTATAGGTCGCATTAATATCAATTTTTTTGTTTATAGATTTGTTTTTTGTATCATCTGCTTTATAATCTTCTAGTTTCTTTTTATTTTGATTTAAGATTGATAATCTTTCACCAATGTAGCTTTCATAGGTTGGTTCGTCTTCTTTTTGTTTTTTCAGTTTTACGGCGGTGTCTTCTATTTGTTTTATGACTCTGTCTACAAAAGTAAGAGATGAAATAGACTTATTAGGAAGTTTAATGTAGTAATCTAAAAATTGTCTAAAATCTTGTCTACGCAATAATCCAAAAAAGGATGTTTTAATTCTGTTAGAAAGTATTAAAAATTCTAAATATATAGGGTTATCCTCGTCAGATTCAAAAGGTAAACCTACAATAGGATAAAAAGAAGGATTAGAATTCGTATATGTGAAAGCATCTGGCCGTGTTTTCATTAAATTAAAAAGAATACTAAATACATTTTTTATGTAAGATGTATAATGTGCTTTTAAGGTTGAAGTTATACTAAATTTAATAGGATAATCTTTTCCAAAACCAGTAGGATCATCCTTTCTTTGCTGGTTTTCCCATTTTTGAACAGCATGCAGAATACCTGTTATATGTGCTTTTACGTCGGAATTGAGAACAGCATTAGCTAATTCTTTTGCTTCATTGTCTGCTGTATTTAGGTGTATAATTGGAACGGTTTCGGTACTGTCATCTAGTTCAATGTAAGCTGAAAGATAGTTAAATTTTTTACTAATTTTTTGATAATAGCTTTCATAAAACCGTTTTAAAGACATATTAGCGCTTACTAAGTTTGCGGCCCAACCATTATCATAATAGCCGTATTCAGATTTAACATAGAGGTGTTCTGGATTCCGCTCACCATTAGGACCCACATAGTCTCTTTTTGCTTGCCAATCTCGAATTAGTTTTACAAGATATTTTAATCTATTTTTATCTTTTTCATCCATAAACTCTGGTAAATTCAAAATATTAAGAAGAGGCGTGGGAAAGAAATGCTGTGTTACATAGGGTAAATCCGATAGTTCGGGAATACTTAAAGGCTTAAGCTGTTCTAGTAATCTTAGATTTTGGGAATCTCCTAATAAATCAATGGAAACTTCCCACCAACCTGGGTAACCTTCTAAACTTCTAGAGCTTACATTTTGAATAACACACTCGGTAAACCCTAAAGAATTTAATAAATGTCCTGAAAATGTTCCAACATTTGCCCCATTATAATTTCCTGATACTATTAATTTATCCATACCCAGCAAAGAGGTTTCGCCAGCTAAGATCATAGAACCCACTTCTTGTATTGCTTCTTTCATATCAGTTAATATTTTATGAAAGCGTTCATCTCTAGTTCTGAAAGATAAACTAACTGATGGGTTGGAAATACCCATGTGCTGGAAGGTGGGCACCGTGCTGGAACTTAAATAGTGGGGTATTACATTATTTGCATAATTATAGCTAATAGACTGTAATACAGTTTGAAATTGATATACGTAAGGATCTTTCTCATTCTTATCATAGTGTTGGTTTTGATTAATTAAATCATCTATATCTACAGCAGATCCCAGCGCTCTTAAAGCCTTTTTTTGTTCTTCTGTTTTTGCAGAAAATATATCTGCATCTAAGGGAGGAACAGGATCACTCATCCAATTAAATGTTAGATGTACTTTATCATAATTTAATAATGAGCTAAAATGGGAAAGTCCCAAAAAGCCTAAAGGATCCCTAGAAAGTTCCTCAAAGAGGGGACCTATAAAATTTTCTAAAGCAGAACCTATCTTTTTCCCGTCTTCACTAAGGATATCCTGTTCGGCTAATTTACCTAATCTGTCTAGAAACTCTTTACCTGCTGATTTTAATTCTAGGGTATCTGCTACCACAAAAATCTCATCCTCTAAGTTAATTGTAACTTCTTTTAGAACTGTTTGACCAGTTGTAGAATCTGGAATTTTTAATGTAACTATTCCGTTATTTAAATCAGACGATTGTATATAATCTCCAAAAGTTTCATCCTGTATTCTGCTTCTTATCCAGGTACGTAAAGCATCATTCAAACTATCCACAAAAAACGTTGCTTCTTTTGCGTAACTAACTGTTTTTGCTAATTCTAATAATATTTTTGAAATATCTGGTTTAGTGTTCACGTCTTGGTAAAGCTCTTTAAGCTTTCGCATACTATCAGAAGCGTCAGTACCTTGTAATTCTGCTAATACAGTTTTCATCAGGGTATATGCATGCCCTAATTTAGACATCCTAACTTTAAATAAACTTTGAGCTGTTTTAAAACCTTTAGGAGTATTATAAGTTAAGTATAGCTTATTATTATGTTCAGGTCTATATTTTGGCCAATATTTCTCTAAATCTCCATCATTCTCATTTTTAGTGGGCCTGCCCTCTCGTAGGCCTTTGTAAGTTGGAAAATCTCGTAAAACGTCTTTATATTGAATTTGAAATGGGATAGATTCTTGAGGATATCTTGTGACATAGGTTTCATCATCTACCTTGTAATTTTTATTACTATTTCCTATTTTAATTTCATGATACTTATTAACAGAATCTAGAACAGATATAGTTGTAAAAGCATCTGATCTAGGATTGTTTGTATCTTTATCTAACTGATCATGAGCAGTGCTTACTATGGTATTATCTAAAGAATATCTTAATGATTTTTCAATAGCGGATTCTTTGGCATCTTCCCATGATTTCCACATTTTAGGAACAACTCCATAAGGAAATCTATTCATTCTTACAATAGATAGATGTGCTTGAATTGTATTAGGAAACCCAGGAAGAGTACTTAAGGATATATTTTCTAAATAAATAGCAATAGGCCCAAAACGTCGTTTTAAAACCTCTGCTTCATCTAGATCCTCCTCAGTTGCTTTTGTAAAGGTATTTTTTCTTCCAACCCAGGAGTCATAAATAGTAGTATTCTGAATTGTGGTAAATGGCATACTTTGGAACATTGCGATAAGAGGTCTGAGCTGCTTATTAATAGCGTCTTCTCCCGAGAAATACAAAGTAAGATCTACTCTATTCATCTCATTATTTGTAGTTATTACCGGATCACCCTTAGTTCTAATGGTAGGAAGCGTCATTGCTTGGTTGGTGGAACTAAACCTTACAGATACGGGAGGAATGGTAAAATAAATATCTCCTATATACATTGATCCCGTTTCTTCTGCATTTTCTCCCCAAATATAAAAACGAGGATCATCAGTTTTAATTTCTGCTTTTCTTACTTTTTGTTGTACTTCCTCTCGTTTTTCTTGAGCAACTTCTGTCGCTTCTTTATAATTGTATTTTATAGCAGCCTTTGCTTCTTTTTTCCAAGTAGTAGGTTTAAATAAATGAGGTTTATTAAAGTTATCTATATTTAAAAGATTACGAATATCTTCTGTATTCCTAAAAACTCTTTTAAAGAAATGATCATTATTTGCTTTCTCCCATTTATCTTGTAAATAAAGAATAGAATCCGATATAAGCTGACTGTTTGTTATAGGAGTTTTAAAGATCTCAGATAAATTCTTGGGAGAAGGAGGAAGATCATCGTCACTATAACAAATATATTGTAAATAGGTAATATCTAAGCTTGGATCATCTGGATGTACTTCATTATTTAATTGACTTATATCTGTATAATTAATCCAGCCGGTTGGGTTATTAATAATTATTTCTTCTAAAGAGTTAATAGACCTCTTCCGTAGTTTTTCTAAAACATATAAAGCAAAAAATAAATCCTGGACACTTTCATCAAAGTATTTTGGAAATTCTGATGATGATAAATTATATTTATAATTCGGATTTTCAGAATTAATAGACCCGGCTGTTATATCATTTTCTAACGCCTTAAGTAGATCAGAGTAAAATATGTCTAAATAATCTTTGCTATCTGGTAAGATAGTAGATATATAGTTAGAGAATATATAAAAGTTGATTGAAGAAAGCTGCTGCCAGCCTATATGATATTTACCGTAGTATTTATTGCAGGCTTGGGCCCCTTTAGCAGTATTAGCATTCCCGTTATTTTCCGACATTGCCTGTTTTGTCTTTAAAATATTAAACCAATTTTTATTTATATTAGAAACTGCAGCAGCAGTTTGCATAGCATTTAATAGTTTTATGTTATGCTCTGCTTTGCTGAAAGTAGGAACATCTTCATTTGGAAAATGTTCTTTCCAAGCATTTTCCCTTTCATTTTTTTTCCAATCAGCATAATTTTTTTTAAGAACTTCTTCTACATAGTTTGCTATTGATACATATTTTTTAGTAGCCATTTATAAATTACCTATTAAGAATAGAGGGCTTGCGTAATTGTTTAAATACGCTAATTTTATCAGTAAAGTCTATGTCGTTTACATGTAAACGAACTTCTCCCTGTGTTATTTCAGATACAATCATCTGAAGATAACCAGATAGAGAAGAAATTTCATGATCATAGGGTACCGGCGGTAAATCAACTTGAATCTTTATTTTCATTATCTTAGTAATATTCCGTTTACTTGTTTAGCCATTTGCTGTAAACTAAGTGCATCCTTTCTATGCTGCACTCTTGTATAATTTACCATTCCCGGTGGAGGGGGCGGCATGTGTTTATTCTCATAACCCGGTGCTCCACTAAAAGCAGGTAATCCAGCTAGCTTTGCCATTTTATCTAATAATACAGGTGAACTTTCTCTAAATCGTGTGAGCCTGTTTCTATAAGTTTTTCCTAACTCCTGTAGAGAAGGTATGTCATATCTTTCACCATCTGCTCGCTGATCTGGTAACAGAATCGAATTAGTATTCGGATCTAATATCATCATAGCCAAAGCAGCAACTCCCGCTCGTTTGGCCCACTTACCCTGTGCTACTCCATGAAGCATATCTCCTAAAAATTTAGAAGTTTGTTCAATAACTGTTCGTGAACTTACTGCCTCATCTGTAAAAGCCCTGCTAACCACATATTTAGCCATATCGTCTGCTGTTGAGATAGACATTGCATCTGCGCTTGATATACTTCCCTCGAAGGCATGCCCAATCCATGCTCTACTGCCTTGTGAAAAAGCATCCTGAAGAGCACCATAGACCCCAGCTTTGGGACCTCTACCAACTAAGAAGGATGTTATGTTACCATATATCAATTGATTGGCCTCCATTCTAGCGGCGGCTCCTTGTATTCGCCCTGCAATCTCTCCCATTTCAAAGAATAATTTTCTTTGCTTTTCTAGTTCAGCGGCTGCTCTTATTTTATTAGCATGTCCTTCTATGTAATCAGATTCTACATCCAGAAGTAAATTCTTTGCATTAGCATCTTCAGCTGACATTCCTCCCCATAACATCTTTAAGGCTTGTCCAAAGGTTCCTTTACCTTGTTGGTTAAAAAAGCCATAATGAAATTTTGTACGAGCCTCATAAGCTTGTTGGAATGATGCTAAAACACTGCTAGTAGCTGCTTTTTGTTTTTCAATAGGAACATGGTGAGTATAGTTTGATAAAAATTTATTCATATAATCTAATCCAGTCATTTTAGATTTTACCCATTTTCCAACTATTTTTTCACCCGTTACAGGATCTATTCCATCCGCAACATAATATGATAAATTTGCATTTTTATTTAACTTTTCCCAACCTGTTTCAAGTTCTGTATGAAGTTTACGCGCATGTTTCCTAATATAATCATAGTTGTAAGTTGTTTGACCATCTACCCCTGTTATAATTGCTTCTTTAGCACTAAACTCAGCGGAAACATCAGATAAAAAGTCTATGGTATTGCTGGCACTTTCTAATTTTCCTTTACCTGTTGCAATACTGCCTAATCTGTCTATAACGCTGGTTTTCATTCCAGAGGATTTTCCTCCCCCAAATAAAACATCCCATCGTTCTTGTTGTTTACCGACTGGGCCTACAAGTGTTTGCTGGATCATATAAAGAAGACCCCTATTACGCATTCCTGTTGCTGCTTCATCAGTAGTAACTGTATTTACAAAACCTTCTAATTGAGAATTAGTTAAACGTTGGAATTCATCCTCTCCCATTTCTCCTAATAACCATCTTGATGCTAGATCCGGATCTTGTATTATTTTACCATAGTCTGTGCCGGAGTGTAGGAGAGAACCTCTTCCTTCTTTCATAGCCATCCAGCTTATGTTTTCTCGAATACGTGTAACTTCTTTTTGGATTCCTTTTTGTTGTTCTACTTTCCAAATACCTTTAGCGCGGTTTTTAAATTCTAATAAATCTGCCTTATTTCCGCTATTTTTTAATTCTTCTAATTCTGTTAATTGGTTTAGTTTACTTTTATTTAACTCTCCTGATGCTTTAAGTTTCTGTAAATCTTTAAGCATCATATCCTCATCAACTCCTAGAGACGACGTTTCTAACATACGTTGTACAAGGTCACCATCATAGTCACCACCCATCAACGCAAGTTCTAATTGATTTACTGTTACTATTTTATCAATTTCTGCAGTTTTCATTCCAATCTTTTTAAATAATTCATCATGCCATAAGTAAGCTACAGAGTGATTCATAATTCCCTTGTTTTCAAACATGGGTTGTCTAGCTAATTCGTCAATTACACGTCGTTTACCTGTGAGCATTTCAATCCAACGATCTACAGCAGATTTTGTTGTATTCCGAGACGCCTCAGTTGCTTCATGGGTAGTGTCTGTTAAACGACGCACTATATTCATCAAATCTTCGTCGGCGCTTTCGGCCATTACTTTAAGAGAGTTTGAAAACTGTCCAGTCGGCATTATACGTTCATTTAATCCAGTTCCTCGTGCATTATAAAATGAATGTCCATCGATACTTCTTAATAAATTTCCAATTGCATCTTTTGGTCTGCTTTTTGGTTTATTCATAATACCCTCTAAAACATCATCCATTTTAATATCTCTAGTGGCTTGGATCATTTTATCAAGAACAGCTTTCTGCCCTTTACCTGATCTCTTTTTAATTGCTTCCAGTGCCTCAACAATAGAATTTGAGCCCTCAAATTTTGATAGAGTTTTTCCAGCTAAATCACTTGCATCATTTGCTAGGGCTCCCATAATATTTTTAGCCAATACAATAGAATTTACAGCTTTACCATATTGAGAACCTGCTGCGTAGAATTGATTTGCTTTCCAAGAATGAATATTAATTCCTTCATATACTAAGGAAGACAGCGGGGCTCCAATTCTTGCCATAGCATTTTCTATGCTACTTTTTATTGTACCTAAATTTTTGGCTCCTCCATTTTTTATGTCTTTTGCAATTCTAACTAGATCCTCGCTATAAACAGATATAGCATCAGCAATTTGTAAAGTTCTGCTAGATTGCGTACCCATAACATATTTATTATCTAATAATTGTGGTGCATCAGCTCTTACAAAAGGGACCAGTATTCCATCCAAAGGTCCTGTAACATCATCAGCAAATCCTGGCATTTGTTTTAAATATACTTCTAGCATTTGTCTTTCTGCAGGATCAGTTGCCTTATCTTTTAATGTTTTCTTTATTTGACTTATTAACATTGACTTTTGTTTATTTTCGGCATCCTGCATTTGTCTTATAACACTGTCATCTATACCCGCATCACCAAATACTTTTTCAATAGAAGGTAATTCGAATTTAAAAAGAGTATCCTGTTTAGTTTGAAATAGTTTTATTTTTTCAAAAGCCTCTTTGTCTATTAAACCAAGTTTACTTATCCGTTGGTTTTGTTTGTACCATTCTAATTCCTTTCCTAATTCTGTATCTTGTTTAATTAATTCATCCAACATACTAGCATGTTTAGGATCTGTTACATCTATATTTTTGAAAACTTTATATTTCTTTACATCATGTTCTATGTCAGTTAAGCTATAGGTAGTGTGCAAACTTTTATCAAATTCAAATCCATTTTTAAAAGTAAGCGAAGCCGCATAATAAGTTTTTAAAGCATTTTTTATATTTTGATGATGCTTGCCCATTTTTGGCAGTAATTGTCTAAATAAGTCTTTTCTAAACTGGTCATTTCCTTCGGTAGCATTATACATTAACATTACTTGCCAAATACTAAATGATTTATGTGTGGGAGTTCCATACATATCTACAGCTAGCTTTCTTGGTCCTTTTATATCAGATAAAGTCTCAGATAATCCTAATTCCGTAGGCGTTAACCACGCCATAGCTTCTGTGTATACTCCGGCTGTTAATTTTCCCTGGATGCCTCCTTCTTGAAAGAGACCCTTAGATTTAAAAGTTTCCTCATCTAGTAGGCCTTTCTGTATTGTAGTATATGGATCAAATAAAGCTATCTTAGTTTTTTTAACAATCCTGTTCATCTCATTTATAATGAGAGCTTTATCTGTAGCTTGAGTAGACGTACTTGCAGCAAGATCCCCAATTGCTTTCTCTTGTTGTTTAACTAAAATATCATATAAGGATTTAACTTGTTTTTCTAAAGTATCTTTACTAACTGTTCCTCCCAGTTTCTTGGAATAATCAAATAAAGCTTCTGTGTTTATTTCAACAAACATTTTTTTCATAGAAGAGTGATCAACGCCACTAATCTCTAACATCTTAGCAACACCTTTAAATAACTCGTGATTGGATGCATTTAGCTCTGAAGTTGATATTACTTCAGGTACATATATTGCTTTTCCAAACTGACTTGCTTGTTCTTTTGCCACTGGTGCTAGTTTTAATTTAAACATTGAATCAAATTCCGCGTCGCTAATACTAAAGGATTCTTTAATTAATTTTTTAATTAATTTTTTCTGTTGGTTAGGATTTTTTCCATGAGCTTGGTAAATAGAATTTAAAGAACGTCTCATATGTATTTCAATCATATTTGTAATATTAGGCTTCTTAGCACCTAATATTGCTCCTATTCCTTTACCATAAGTAAAACCATGGCCTTCTCCGATACTATTACCCTTGAATAGTTTAGAAGGATCAACTAATTTATTAAAGCCAGACTCTTCTATTGGAGTAATATCGAATAAAAAAGTACCTTCATTGAAATCAAAAGCTAATTGTTTTACTATAGTATGTTGTTTAATAGGATGGCTGCTGCCATATTTTAATTCTTTTTCTAGTTTATATCTTTTTCCAGTACTAACGTCCCATACGGCTGCTGCCGTATCATCAACTTTTATTAAGGTGCTTCCTGGTTCTAAAATTGTTGCAGTAGATCCTTTTGTTCCTTTTTTTCCTACTAGATCTAATTTTAATATTCCGTCTGAGTCCATAGATTTAACAAAATCTTCTAAGGTCATACTGGCGTCTACGGAATCTACTATGGCAGAGTTTACACCTCTTGCGCGCAGCCATTCTCTCATATTTAACTTACGTGCTCTATAAGGTGGTTTTATTTCCGGACTATTTGCTGTCTTACTGGATTCTAGCATTTCTTTGGCCACTCTATCAAATACTTTTAATGTTTTACCAGAGCCTCCTAAAGGCATATGTTTAAATCCCTTAGCCATACCTGGAGCGAGCATTGCTGTATCTTCCCCTACTAAGGAGTTGTTACTGGGTAAATAGTAGGCCATCATCTGTAGTCTAGATTTAAATACTTCTTCATTTCCTCTTTCTAAGGACTGTCCCATTAACCAGTCTCTTGTGAACGTAGAGCGAAGCTGCGTCATCCACATAGAAAATCCAGTATCTGTATTAGCTATATCACTCAGAGAATGTCTTATAATTGGAAAGAGGGATTTAGAAGCGCTAAGGCGGGCACCTCGTATTTCTGCACCTGTTCCAGGTATCAATGCCTTTTGGGATAAAACTTGATATGCTTGTTTTTGTAAATTAGCTTTATGCCCAAATGGTAAATAATTCTCTGGACCGAAAGCTGCCCCAATTCCTCGACCAGCTAGTCCTGGAGTAAACGCGAACAAATGGGAACGAAGAAGAGAAGGATCTCCAGCAGTACCCGCTTGGTTTAGTTGAAATAAGTCAGATTGTTCAGCAATTTGTAGGGGATTATACCACGCAAATTTTCTACCTGCTGTAATTTCTTCTGAAACAGTTCCAACTTGCATAATCTTATCATAGAGATAAGGATTATATTGTCGAATTTTTTCAGTTTTCCAATGCAATAAATCATGTAACACTTTATTAGCCCTAGTATCAAATGCTGGATCATGGTGACCTCCTTCTCCAAAAGTTTGTACAACATTTTTCCAATCCTGCTGTACCCATCTTTTAATGGAGCCCCTGAGATTAGCAGGGAGATCATCTATCATATGCTTAACGTTTTGGGTTAAACGTCCTCGTGATTTATTAACAGCAACGGATAGATTTTTTGCCCAGTTTTTATGATCCATTTTTGGATCATCTACTGCTTCTTGAATTAGGCTTTCAAATAAGCTTGTTAAGTTTAAAGAAGTATGATCGGGGTTTCCAGTTTGTAATAGCCGTGCCCATGCGTATGTATCAATGATATTACCCTTTGCAATAAGAGTAGCATCAGTAGTATCATATATTAGGCGTTTTATTAAGTCATAATCCTTAGTACCTTCCTTCATATCCTTAAATACGCGCCTTGCTGCTTTATTAATTAGTTTTAAATCCGCAGTACCTACATTCTGACCTAACCAAGTTACTTGCTTGTCTAAAGCATCTGCTCCGTACATATCCTTAGCAAATTTTAACATTGAACTTTTTTCATTATAGAAGTGAGTAGTTTCCATTTTACCAGTTCTGGGATTGATTGCTTTTTGTGTAGAGATATCTACTCCTTTTTCAAAATCTTTCTGTGCTATAGAGAAACGCTTATCCATCCATTTATACCACTTAGTATAACCGTCTTCCGCCGCTTCACCGCCGGGCTGGTGTTTTACCATGAATTCTGCAATATTATCTTTAATCAAAGACCAATTGTCTGGAACAATATAATGATTTACTATTTTTTCTGGAGAACCTGATCCTTTGTTTAGTACATAGTTCATCCAATATATACGGGTTCTAGGATCCCTTATCATTTTAGTACTACCTTTTACCTCGGTATATGGAGAACTAAACTCTAAGTCAAAAGATGCTAAGGTAGATTCTGTTTTGTTTATACTCATATCAGCTAATAAGGAACGCTTACCTAAGGCATGCGATTTGTAGTAATAGCTTGATTTTTTACCAGAAAGAACCGCAAATTCTTCTGAAATAACTTTCATACCTCTTACTCGATCTTGTACGTGCTCAGTAGCTGTACCCGACAGATCTGTGTATTGACTTAACATTCTACTTATTTGTGTTTTAGCCTGATAAGGATCCCATCCAGAATCTACTAAGTCATTCATTATTTTATTAGAACGCTCAAATAATTCATCTAGTTGTGCTAAACCTACACTTGAAGTATTACTTACAGAAGCATCTAAACCGGATCCTAGGATCATATTAGAGTTATACAGTTTAGAGAAAGAGCTGGTTGAATATTGACCGAAACGTTCAAGGGATATGGATTGTTTTAATGTACTTTTTCCAGGTATTTTAATTTGTAATTCTGCGCGTTGATGGGCCATATTTCCGTGAAGATCTGTTTTAATTTCCATAGACACGTCAATACCGTCAATCATGTCCATGTATGCTGAAATATTATCCTCAAAGCCCACTGATTTAGCTAATATTTTTAATTGTTCAATTGCAGCGGCTCCTTTTGACCCACTTCTTTGAGAATTATTAAATAAAAGTTTTGCATTATTTTTTATTTCTTGTACTTTAGTTTCAAAAGCTGTAAGCACTTTAGATAGTTTTTCAGCTTGCCTAGCAGTACCATAAGCGGAATCATGTAATGCTTCTTGTCCTACAGATTTAAATATATCTTTATAAAGACGCTGTCTGCCCCTTAGTCTTTTTTCAAAAGACTTTAAATCTCCTATTCGATGTTTATCTGCTTCGGATAGGCCTGCCGTATAATCTTCTATAGTGGTTTTAAAGAGAGCAGTTAGCTGCTCAGGAGATGAAGTATTACTGGCTTTTATAATAGATCTGCCTTGCGGATTAAAATCAGCGCCAGTTATATTTTTATAAAAAGCCTCAGCAGTCCATTTGCTTGTTTTATCATTCATTTTTTGTCCTATCGCAATAGGATCATTTAATCGTGAATTTATTATATCTTTGATTCTTTCACTGGTAAATCTTTCTGATGAGAATTCCGAATCTCCCACCTTTTGGGCAAGAAGTATTCTGATTTCCCGTACTGTATCAAAATAAGAAGGATCATCGATTTTGTTTATAAACTTAATAAACTCTTTATCAGACATTGTTTTTAAATTTAATGATTTTTCTCCTAATTTATGTGTGTATCTATTATCTACAAATTCATCAACAAGCTCTACAACTTGTCTTAGAGTTTTCCATTTTTTAACAGCAAAAAGGGGTTCATGCATTTTATTAACTTTATCATAATGTTTTCCTGTTTCCATTTGAGCTTGGGCATATTTTTTTGCTATTTCATATGCTTGATCCTTTTTACTTTCAATGTCCTCCATTATATTCTTCTTAATACCTTTTCTTATTGCGTGTCGTCTTGTATCTTTACCTAAGCGTAAATTAGTTAATTCTCCAATACTGGTATCTACTGCTCTTGACATTTGTATTAAGTCAGAATCTCCGCTTTTTATTAAGTCATCTTTTAAACCTTTTAATGCGTCTATGTGGTCTTGATAAGTATATCTTCCTTTATGTGTGCCTCCTTTTAAATGGTTTAATAAATATTTTTTTGCAGTATTATTTTTTTGCCAAGTATTCCAAATAGCCCATCGCTGTTTACTAATTTCTGTTAGTTCTCTATTCTGCCTAACTGAAATTAGTAATCTTATATTTATTTTTTCATCACGTAAAGGATCAATCCATGCGAGTTTTCCTGCATTCTCACCAGTTATCCAACCTATTTGAGTTAGTCCTCTGTCCTCCATTGCTTCTTGTAAGCCTGTCTTAAAAAATTGTATTCTTTTATTATCTGCTATTAATTGTTCTGCTGCTTCTATTTCTTGTAATTTTTTTACAGAAAATAGTCCTTTAGTGTTTACTAAACCATCTACTGCCGTTAAAGCTTCATCATATAATGTATTAATTTTTCCTATGGCATAACTATTATCTCTTATTATTTCAGGAAGAATATGTCGATTAAGGTTTCCTTTTTTAAGCTCAGCCGCCTCTCGTAACATATCAGGAATATCCGCTCCTATTTCTTTTCCTGATCCTTTCTGAACTAGTTTACCTAATGTGCTTTCTTCTTGTACTTCAATGGCGTGCTGTATGGCTCGTCCGCCAGACATTGAATCAAATATTGGATTATTTCTAGCCTCAGCATAGAGGTTTTTTAAAGATTCAATAAAAGCATCTTTAAAACCTATGGCTGTTCCTCGTTTTATCCACTGATGCTGAGCTTCTACAATACCCAGAATAGAGGGTAAAGCAACAAAGGCAGATAAGCTTTTAGCCTTCCGTTTAGTATTCTTTTTTGTAGGAGAAAATAAAGGTTCTGGTTTTATGTCTTTAATTCGTGCCATAATAATCTTCTATTATATTTTTTGCAGACGTTCGTTTGACATTTAAAGTTATTTCAACTTCTGTTGAAAGTGACGGCATACTGCTTACACTTACATTAGCTCCATTATATCCCATTCTTGTTAATACTTTTTGTATAGCATCCCTAATTTCTGGACCACTCATATCAGTTCTTAACTGAGGAGTACTTCCCTCTGCATTGATGTTGAGAGGTTGTATATCAAAGTGGCTACTTTTTATTCTATTTAATTGTTGTCTCCATCCCATTCCAAAGTCATGAGCATTCATTCCGTAATCTTCTACGGTAACCATCTGGATATCTTCTTGTTCTACCGTAGGATCCATTACAGGATTTAAAGCAGAGGGCATTCTCTTGTTAGAAAAATAACTGTCTAAAGTGGGCAGATTAACATCTTCACCCCGTCCCCACATCATTTTTAACATATCTCCCATTTGAGAATCTACCCTTCTTAGAACTTTTTCCTGCTCATCTGCTTCAGTAGTTTCTACTAGTGCTGACCAGAAGGGCCTATCCCATGAAGGTAGAGCGGAGTATCCCTTATAAAAAGCTGTATTATACAAACGGGCAGTACGTTCATCAGAGCCCTGCCAAGGAGAACCAAATCCTCTATCAGACCCAACTCCATAAAAAGCTGGGTTATTGGTTCTTCTTAATGCTGAGTTTTGTGCAGAAGCCTCTGCTTCTATTTTAGCTTGACTTTGTTGCATATAATCCAACCAACCGTGCTGAGTTTTTTGCATTTGTTTACGATATTGCTCATCCTGTGTAGCTCTATACATTTGCATCGCTCTGGAATATTCTAATTTATCAAAATATTCTTGCATTTCTACGCGTTCTTGGAAGCTGCCGGGTCGATATTCGGAATCTGACATAGCTCGATGTAGTCCGTGTGCTCCCCCATAAACAGCACCTATAACAGTACCAGCGACTGCTCCGGGTAGTCCCCCCAACAAAGCACCTCCCGTACCAAAACTTAGCGCTCCTTGTAGGGGATCAGAAGCTGCTGCTAAACCCCGTCCCCATGGTTTAACAAAACTTTCTACTGGAGTAGTCCAACTTGCAAAATCTCCGCGGATCATCATATCTTCATATTTTTCCATCGGAGAATAGGCACCAATTAATTTAGTATGAATAGGACTCCTTTTATGAGTTAAAGTTTCCCAGGCAGATCCGGCGATTCTTTCTACTAAATTGTATTGATCAGCGGGTAAAATAAAGGGGTTAAGAGATAAATCATCAGGATATTCATCATCTGGATTTAATAATTCAGATACTTGAAATCTACGAGGATACATTTCATATTTACGTAAAATAGTTTTATGCTGTTTTTGTAGAATACTAAATTCTTCTTCTTCTTGCGGCGTTACATAACCATCAGCAACTTGTTCTTCTAATAATTGAGATGTTTCTCTATACTCTTTCGAGTAAGGAGCAGCATTCATCAAGACACGTAAACGGTCTATATAGGAATAAGCTTCATTAGCATATCCATAACCTTGTTGTAAATACTCCTGCGCTAAGTGCCTAGCTTCATGCAGGTTCGCCTTAGTTCGTGACCATAAATCTGGGTCAAATCTTACTGCGAATTCTTTTGTTTGTGTTGGATCTTCCCTGGATACGTATAAAAATTTACCTTGACTAACGCCCATAGTTGCCATATAACTATTTAACTGTACTCTGTGTTTCCATTTAGGTTGTTCTAAATTAGCAAAGCCTTTGCCTCCTATCGATTTAATTTCTAATGGAAGCTCCTGTTGAGTACGAAGATCTCTATACATTACATCAACATACGATCTTATGTTTTCAGCCGGGTCTGAAATTAATGCCTCTACGCGGGATGCTGCCCCTGTTGACATAAGTTGGTTTTGTACCATTGCATGAATAGCACTACCTTCTTCTAATATCTCTTCTTGATCTAAAGTCATATGCCCTAATCCAATCATACTCATAGCCTGTTCATAGGGATTATAACCTAAACGAGACATACCAACAGGAAAATCCAATTCGGGATTAAAGAAATTCTCATAGGCATCTCCCGGTAATAGAAGTTCTCCGTGTGCGATTTTACTATTATGTACAGCAGCACCAGGAAGGGAGTAAGTACCAGGTTCTCCCATATCAATAGTATATACTAGACCTTTGTAATGCTCTTTTTCAATAGAAGCTATTTCTAGCATTGCAATGGGAGCATGTTTTATTGTTTCAAACGCTCCATCAAAAGTTGTCTGCATTTCTGTTTTAGATTTTATATCTAATAAACCCATTTCATAAGCAAGTTCTGCCGCATCGTTTCCACTAATATATAGAGCGGTTTCATCTATTTTTGAAGCAATTCTGTGTTGTAATAAAGAGCTCCAAATTACATATGCTGCATTTTTACTATGGAATCTAAAAACAATTTTATCTTTATCCGTTTCAGATTGAACAATAAATGCTTTAATATAGTTTAAAAGAATATATAAGTCTGAGGTACGTAAATGGGGTGGAACTCCTGTGTACTGCAGGTACTTTATAGTTTCAAATAATTTAACATGCTCAGCATAATATGTTTTTATTTCTTGTTGAATTTCTACAGGAGTTTCTTTTCTAAACTTCAAAGAATTATTAGAAGGAATAATCCAGCGTGTCATTAGTCCTAATATATAACTATTTAGACCGGTGAGCTTTACTTGCTCTTTTTCTGAAACTTCAAAGACAGCAGGTAGTTCAATATCTAGTAAAGGATAAGATGTTTTATCGGTTACAGCTAAATCTTTTGCAAATTTCCAATCTCCATCTATGTAAAATGGATGTCCTCCAGTTGTTTTTAATGGAAAGTCTTCTAAACCTTTAATTGTTATTTTATAAATTTCTTCGTCAACAGGCCTTGTACTAAGTTTGTTTACAGGATGATAATGCCCATTAAGAGTTCTGAGTAACATTGTTTCTTCAACTTGGTCTGCTCTTATTAAACCTTCATTAGTTTCTACCAGGGTTTCTGGGTGTAAACAATAAGGATCACCTGTTTGCATTGTTTCAGGCATCCAACCCGGCATATCGTTTCGAAGAGGATTTACTTTTTCATAACTAGTTCTTGGCCTAGGAATAGCACGACGTAATAGCTCTGTTGTTCCAACCAAATCACCTATGTTTGCATCCCAGTAGGAACGAGTTAAGGAATCCATAGCGTTAGCGCTCTCTGCTACTGGTATATGAGTAAAAGGTTCATCTCCTCCCCAAAGAGCTGCAGAGGTTATAAAACCAGGTAAACCAAGTGGTTCAATCCATCCTTTGTATACTTGCTCACCTATTAGAGGTTTAAGACTATGTGGGGACATAATAGCAGAGGTATTAGTAGCATTTCCAGGTAAATTATTTTGCTCATTATATGCTCCTAGAAATCCTCCGTACTGCGGTCCGTATGTTCCCAGTGACTCCCCTCTCCAGTTAGTAGAAGTACCCTTCATATATTGACGCATTGCGCGATCTTCTTGCATTGGTCCAACTTCTCCAAGAGGATGTATAAAATTATAAAGTTGACCAACTGTAGAGCTTAGTAATGGTCCAGCAACTGGTACTTCGGCAAATGGAGTTGACGCCACGGGATAAGGTCTATCCGTCATATGTTTGTATTCTAAGTAATGGGGGTCAACTAAATCCATTAAAGAGAAATCAACAAAAGGAACATCTTTTGCTAAAAATTGTTCAAGTTTAGACCCATAGAGGGTAGGACTAGCTTTATACTGGGACTTTAATCTAGGATACCAACCAGGTTCGTAGCGTTCTACTCTTCCGCCTGCAATAGGAGTGATACCCAAAGTCCAGCCTCGTCCTTTTCTAACGGGCAACATTCTCTGTCCTTCATATACATCTTGAATTTCGTCAAATCCCATAGTAGGATCAGTTACAAAAAAGTTAGCGCCGGGTACGGCTGCTAGAAAACTTAAGGGCCCCTCTTCTAATTGAGGCTGTAAATATGCATTTGCTAATCCTCCAATTACTGCGCCCTTTACGCCGCCCATAGCAAAACCCATAGCGGCCCCTGGAGCTACTTTAGTAAAACCAGGCATCATGCCTTCAAAATATCTAGAAACATTATCAATACCCATTTTGTCATAAGCCCATCCAGCGGCTAATCTTGCCTTAACTGCTTGATCGGCTAAGCCCACCGTTAATCCTTCATCAAACATAGTCCAATCGAAGAGGCCAGATGTATCCACAAAAGTATCTAATGCACTATAACCGAGGGTTGCTCCTGCAAAGGCACCTAATCGTTTTCCCCATAATTTTGTTACATCTCCTCCAGTATTATATCTAGAGGAATCCCAACCTAATCCTGAAAAACTAATAAGTTTATTTACAGTTGATCCTGCCCATCCAAAGGCTAATCCTGCTTGAGATTTAAAGTCCCCTGGGTATAAAACAAAAGGATTAGCATTTCGTACGGCTCCCGCAGTTGCTGTTAGATCATCAATACTAAAGGATGTGTTACGGGCCCAGGTATTGTCGAACATACCAAGTTGTCCAGTGAATTCATCTAAAACCGAGCCAGGACCTGAAACAGAGTTCTTCTTAATTAACTGTTTTCTTACTGTATCTAGAAAATGAGTATCAGGATCTATGAGTTTTTCAAAAGCTTTTTGTAATTCTTTACTTCCAGCAGCCGCAACAGCTTCATCATCCAGCATAGGCCCATCGACTGCTTTACGCATAGAGTAACGAAGTTTATCATAAAACATTCCAAATTCTGCTTTTGCTATTTCATTAGGAGATACTTTTGCTTTAGAGGCTTCTGATTTAAGCCTACTAGTTAAAATATTAAAAATATCATCTCCAGTGCCGGTTAAGCTTTGCGTTTCTGAATGATACACAGCGTATTCATAAATAAATCTTTTTACTTTCTGTAAAGGCTCTTCTCCATAACCGAATCCTCCACGTCCTTCAACTCCTCGTCCACCCACTTTCATAGACTTAATTATATTTTTAACAGCTTTATCTTCTCCAAATACTTTAATATCTGCTGCATCCTGTTTAAGCATTAATTGAGATGCAATATCTAATATACTGTCAGATTCATTAATTGCTTTTCTTCCACTTATTTTATTAATAGCTCTTTGTCTTGATAGAAAGTCAATTACATTTGACATATATTCATCTTTAACTAGGGTATCATCAAAACTTTCTTTTGCCATCTTAGAACCTAAAGAACGCACTCTGGAAAACATATGAAGTACTTGTTCTTTTTCTTCGTTTGCCATTCCTTCTAAGTTTCTTATATCCATTCCTGCTACTTTTGCTAATTGTTGCATGGTGGTTTTTGCCCTATGATGGCTATATGGAATTTTATCCCCAGGACTAAGCATTTTATTCCAGGAATCAGGTAAGAACATTCTAGCTCTATTAAATAAACTAGGAGATTCTCCTTTGTTATCAAAGAGGCTCAAATGTTTCTGCATCCAACCTACTATAGGATTAGGGCTATACTGACCAGCATCGCCTGTCATTTTCCTAATATCGGCAGTTCTTATTTGTCCTTTTATAAAAACATTAGCTAACTTTGGAGAATCTGTTATTAGCCCTGCTTTTAAGTTTTTTCCTATTACATTCCAGCCTCCGGTCTTATCTGGATCAAAATCTAATAAATTATAAGACTTATCTCCGGCTTTTCGGACTACTAATCCAGGTGTACCTTTTTTAAATGTGTGAATATTTTTATGAGAAACTGATCCTACGCTTCCGTCCATAAGACCTTGTTGAAATGGTCGCGGTACTCCATCGCCTCCTACCTGTGATGAAGGATGAAGCGCTGTCATTTCATCCATAGTCATTACTCGATGCATCTCTTTAGAGGAAAATACTTTAAAGGGGAATAAATCAGCAATAGAGGCCTTATTTCCTAATACCATTAACTTAGAGTGTAGCATTTTATCTGTCCAATATTTAGGACCCATTGGAGCAATATCTACTATTTTACCAGAAGCCTCATGGAAGAATTTATCTTTAGCTAGTATATTCTTAACAAAGTCTGGCTTCTCCATGCCCATTGGTTTTCCGCCACCAACCACCTTGGCCATTTTATCATAAACTTTACCTAATGTTTTGTTTTCAGCATAATCAGACCCCTTAGCTCTGCGTAAGCCTAAGAGACGCGCCATGTAAGGAAGTTTTCTATTTTCATTAAAGAAAGATTTCTTTAAGTGAGTTTGTACTTCATCTATAGCACTTTTACTTGCTCCAACAACTCGTGCATATTCGGATGAGTTATGGAAAACTCCAATATTTGCAAAATCTAGAAAATCATCAAAATCATTTTCTAAGGCTTCTACAGTACTTTTACCAGCTCTACTTTTTCTTCGGGTATATGCATCTAATCGTTGTTTAAATCGTACATCAAATTTATTAGTAAATTCATCTGCAAAACTTTTTCTTACATTTCTAAAAGATTTACCACTACGTTCCATTTTAGACATAGTCTTTTGAGTGGCTAATAACATTTTGGGTCTTGAAAGAACGGCATGTACAAACGCATCTTTAGTTGCTCCAACTCCCGCCGCATAGTCTCGTACTTTATGTATCCCTACTTGTTTTTCTAGATAGCTGCCTTTTCGTAAATAATCAGCAGTACGGACAACTCCTTCTTGAACTACAGATGGAACATTTTTGGCAACTCGATCAGCGAGGTAGCCCATCCCTGCCCCAACTGCTTTAAACACTCCCCTACCTACTGCATCTCCTGCTAAATAAAGAGGAGCATACTTGGCCATGCCTATGGCATGCGCAGGTAAATTATACCAGGCTGGACGTTCCTTATGTTCTGGACCAGGAGTTACATGTCCAATACCCTGTTCCATCATATAAAAAGTAGGCATAAGGAATGCGGTTTCTCTCGCATAACGAGCTCCCCACATTGTTTTCATATCTGTTTTAGAGAACTTATCTAATTTTTTATATTCTTGATACTTTTCATAACGAGATAATCCTCTATCTGCCCAATCCTTTTGTTTTTGAAGAGCTATTGCATTATTAGAACCCTCGTCTAATCCTCTAGATAACTTACCTACTACGGAATCTTTTTTGGTAATTTTGGAAAGAAAAGCGGTTAGTGAGTTGCCACGCTTTTGTGCATGCTTTGCTGCAGCACTGATAGAAAACTTGGCACCAGCTCCCTTAGGGAGTTTAGCGAGATGCTGAAAAGCTTTTGATTTTCCAGCTGAAAATCCCATCATAGCTAAAGCCTGTCCGCCTACAAATAACCCCATAGTTAGGGCCATTTGTCCAATAGACTTACTTATAGCGCTTTCGGTACGTTCAGGAGGTCTTATATGATCATCATAATCTGGCATTATTTTTTATTTTTAAGTTGCTTTAAAGCATCGCCTAAAGCAACAGAAGCTTGGTCATTGGCAGCATCTGGAAGATTTCTTTGGGCTTCGAAAGAACTTGCGTCTCCCGTTAAGAATTGGACACCTGTAATCTTTTCAACAATAGCACCCACTTTCAGTAACTGTGGTAGGGATAAATTTAACAAAGTTGTTAAATCTATCGAAGGAAATACTTTACAAATAATAGAAGACAATGCAATATTAAAATTTGTATTAATATTTACTTCAGCCCATTGTCTGATATCTTCTACTTTTGTTTGTACTTCCTCTGCGGATGGTGTAGATTGTTTCCATATAGCTGCAGATATGCTAGATATGGAGCCCGGTTTCTTAAAGTTTGGGAGAGGGGTTGGTTCTAGAATAGCTAACAAACATGTTGATAATTCTAAATCATTTGACGTTTTATTTTCACGAAGTTCTGTTAATGCTTGAAGTTCCCATGCATTAAGAGCTCTATAGATTATAGAATGTCCTTCAATATTTATTTGATAGACAGAACCATAAGTAGATTTCCACTGTAATAACTTATTATTCATATTATAGATATGTCATTAAACAAAAGGGGAAAGCCGAAACTTTCCCCTTTATAATCGAGAATTTATAGATAATTATTTATTATAATTCAATACTTTCTCGATCTTGAACGAATCCAGAAAAACGGGAAACTTCTTGAGCAAGGACAGTAGCAGAACCACCAGGTTCTTTGTCCCAATCAATAGAAGCAGGCCAGACGGTATATCGTTTTGATATTTCTGAATCTACATCAAAATCATCATCTCCAGCAGCCATACGTTCGCTGATTTCATCTTGAAAAGAAACATATTCTTCCCTAGTCATCATACGAATTAGGTATGTTTTACCACCGGTAAAGCATGCTTTCACACTTCCGTAATTTTCTTTTAATTCATCAATCTCTGATTGACCTGGACCATCAGATCCAAGTGGATAAGTATCAGGAATGATGTCTTTTGCTTTTTCAGTCATTGAGATATCTCCTTAATTTAATAGTATAATTTACTAATAAAATAATATATGATGCAAGTACTTTTTACACTATTGGTGTAAATTCTCTTGCAACGAAATGTAGTACTTCCACTACATTCTCAGCTGATGGATGTATAGTATGATTTCTTGAAATAATATTTACACCATCTATTGTGTATCCTTTCTGATGCTCTTCAAAATCATAGAAAGAACCAGGATCATTGTCCTTTTCGAAGCCTTCATTTTTCATGTTAATTAGTAATGAAAGTTCTTCATTCATGAAATCAGGCAAGGTTTTATCGTTTGTTAAATTTAATACCAGTGTTCCTTGTACTAAGCCTGTGCCTCGCATTACAGTGCTATACTCATGCTCATGTGTCTTATTTCCCTTTATATCAGCACGTGTGGCCGCGTGGCTATAGATAGGGGATGCTGTTTGATTTATACTAAATTGTATGTCCACTGCATCTAATTGTTTTACGGGGGTTGGATAGTATACATAAATATCTACGTCTATTCCTGAGAAATACATTAAATAACCCTCTTTGCTACAAAGTTATAAAATTCAGAGGCGGGTGTTGCGTCGCTTGAAAAACCAGTTTGCATACCGGTAACAGTTACATCTTTTATTGTACGTTGTAAGGAAGCCTCTACTAGTTCGTATTTCTTATTTTCTTTATTAAATTCCATTTTTCCATATTTAATTATAATATCAAAAGTATTTTGAGCAATCAACGGATCAGCACTTAGTAGGGGTGTATATGTTGTATCATCTTGTCCAGCCCTTATCAATGCATCTAAAGAAAATTCATCAGCTGTGCTAATACTGAATTGACCTTGTATTAATTTTTCTCCTAAAAGAAATTCATCAGCTAACACAGACTTATAACCGTAAATTGGCATTTTCTGAAAAGATTCAGAATATTCTAATGTTATACTATCTGGAAGTACAGTTTTTACGGCTAATGTTTTAATAGATATTTCCGCATTATGGCCATTAAAATAAGTAACAGGTTCCATTATCTATACCAACTAAATCCAGCTTTTTCACAAGTTAATTGAGTAGTATACTCTTTTTTAAAGTCAAAACGTTCGAGAGTTCCTAAGTCATTTCTTATTTCCTCTCCACAGAAACTACCATTAAAAAATTTCTTTTGATATTCTTTTTGCATTTCCATAATTGCTTCATTTAAAGTACCGTATCTTTCAGGATTTACAAATATTTTTGGATAATCATCTTTAGCTTTTCCAGTTTCTGAGCCTATTAACCAGAAACCCCATTGAATTAATTTTTGCGAATCTGATAGTTCTTGTAATTTTATGCCTGTTATTTTACCAGTCTTAATACTTGATTTATCGGTTATACGTGTGTCGGTTGTCCCTGGAGGAGTATTATCGCTATCCTCAGTTTCATACTCTATAGAGCCTCCTAAAGCGTTTGCTATTTCTTTATCTACGTCTACGGGATAAGTAAATACAGATTCTTCCCATTCATTACCCGCGGAAGTCCATGTATACGCTGTCCAAACATGCGGAGCAGCACAGTCACTTACATCTACATTCCCCGTCAAAATATTTCCTTGATCGTCTGCACAAATACCTCTGGAAAGACACATCGTCCTGTCATTATTGTAGACAGTAGCGGAACAAGTACCAGCACCTTCACAATCTTCCGGGTTAATCCATTGAGCATCACTACAGAGTCCAGGATGATCTTGACATTCAGACCGAGTTAGATGACTTAAATCTACTTGGGTATTCGTACAATTACCAGCTTCCCATGCTTCCCCTGTATTAATACGCAATGTACCGTCATTAACATTAACTGCTAGTTCCCAATCTTTTTTATATTTTTCATCTAGATCCGAGTCCCATTCAACAGCATCTGAGTTTAATCTAGCAGTCATAACGTAGCCTGCTTTTGTATAAGCAATTTCAGGATTATAATATTCAATAAATTTGTATCCAACTTCCAAGCTATAATTATTATTATTATTATCTGACATATAAATAGCAGGATCTAGTTCAACGGGCGTATCTTCTGTACCTTCTGGATGAAGACCTGCATGATAAAATAATCTACGCAATGGATCAGCTTTTGTTATTTTTTCATTACCTATATTATAATCTACAATGTCTGTAGCCTTACAGTAGCCCCCTTCCCAGGCTTTGTCCATTGCTAATCCCCAATCTTTGTTTGTGAGAGAGTACTCTGTAGTATCACCGGGGGTTACAAAGTTTACACTTTCTATTTTATCTAAATTATATTTAGTTTTCTCTTTTGTTACCATTATTGGAACTTCAGTTTCTAATGCAAAATCTCCTTTTATAGGCATTTCGGGCCATATCTCTCCACTATCATGAAGATAAGTTATAGATATAGGCAAAGGATTAGCCATATACTTAAAGGTATATGCTAAGTTTATTGTATCAGAAACTAGCGGTATATGTTGAATTCCGAAAGTAAAAGTATCCGGTGGATTATTTACATCACTATAATCTGTTATATCAAACATAGTTAAATCTGCTATATCAGAACCTTGAATATCATCCCATTCTTGTCTATCGGGTTTACTCGTTATTTCTATCTCTCTAATAGAAGTTCCTGACCATGTATCAGAAGACCAATCAACAAAGTCATCATATTCTGTTTCTGGAATAATTACTGCATAATCTACTCCTAACAGCTCAGAATAATTTGGTATTTGAGCAGTTCCTTCTAGCATATTAATTCCCATTCCTTCTTCATCTGAGGTATCCCATACTTCTGAAGCAGGAAACGAGGGAAGATCATATGTAAACGATATAGAACGAATAACGTCGTCTTTAAAATGAGCATTTGCCGTTGCTTTTACATGTCCCCTGGGGGCAGAGTCAATTCCCCAGATACCATTCCATATAGATTCTAGCCAACTTGTTGCATCTTCTTTTACTAAAAGTGGTATATTATTTATGGTTGCTTTCCAATTTCCAGCATTATCCTGCGCGGGGGTTGTTACGGTAATTGGATTTACACCATCAGCCCCTGTTTCCTGTAATAACTCGATTAGACCTTTTGAGTTCTCACAGCGTAATTGTAAATAATCTCTCCAATTATTTACAGCTCCAGCTCCCTTAATACTGTCCCAATCCCAATCATGGTAAGTACCATCATTGTGTAAAAATAGTGGTTTATATGCGCCAAAATCTAATTCAATGCTGGTTTGAGTTTCATCGGTTGGGTCAAAATTAAAAGCTTCATAATTTACTTTAATAGAAATTGGAGAAAAAGTACCATTAGTATCCTTCCATTTATATGTGTAATCTGCTGTGATTTCATAAGCAGCATCATTTTCTTTAATTGGAATATTTTTTATTTTGAATTTCCACTCAGAGCCATCAGCTGCTGATAAATCTTCTATATTATTTGTATCCCACTGTATCCCATCTAATTTAATAATAGGTTCTGTTGTTAATTCATAATGAGTTAATCCATCCGGGTTAAGTACAGAAGGAGTTAAAGTAATTTCTTTTTCAAATGTATTGGTAGGTTGAGGAGGTGTTTCGTTGTTTAAATATTGTTTATAGGTTACTTCCATTTGCCCGAAGTCTGCATAAGAATGATTAAAGTCTAAACTAACTTGAATAGGATCTACAGGAAGATGAATTAATTTTTCATGAATATCAGCTATATCAACGGTAATACCAGTAGCACTTACAGTAATATCTCTATCAGTTGCTTCAGCCGGATAAGTCCACCACATATTTCCTGCAGAAGTCCATACATTCGGTTTCCATTGATATTGAGTAAATGTGGCAGGTTTCCATGTATATTGTTTCCATGTATTAGCTTTCCATTCATTTTGATTCCATACTGCGGGTTGCCAGGTGTGGGATTCCCATATTAAATCACTAGCTGTCCATGCAGTTGTATCTGGTACCCATGTAAAATATGTCCAATCTCCTCCATAATTGGTACAAGTAGTTTCATCAGGTGCACCTATTGTATCACCAGTAACAGGATCTACACAAGCACCTGCTGCTTCACAATCTGTACGATTTGTATAGGAAGGTCCTCCACTACATGCCCCAACATTATCTAAACAACCCGTTTGATTATTATTATATAGAGAATCAACACAATACCCACCTATTACTGCTTCACAAGAACCTTGATCAGTATACTGAGGGTATATATCTCCATTACTGTTAACACAAGTTCCCTCAGTCACACAAGCGTTCTCTGTAGTGAAAGTTGCTGATAAATCTTCGCCTTCATAGTTAAAACAACTACCTATTATATTACAGGCAGCTTCTGTCATCTGGCCATGTTGAATTTCTCCATTCAGAGACACACAATTACCCTCAGCTATGCAATTACCTTCTGTGGTTAAAGTTTCTACTTCTGCTCCTACGCTATCTAAACAAATACCAGCTACTGTACATAGATTTTCTGCAGTACCTCCTGATAACTTTTCGCCTGTATAATCAAAACAATCTCCTTCAGCGATACAACTAGTTTCATCAGATAACCCAAGTACTACCTCAGTTTCTTGATCTAAACAAGCACCTATAGCATCACAAACTGTTTTAGTGGTATTATAAGTGAATGTGTTGCCATCCGGATGTGCACAATTACCGCGCTCTTCACAAGTAGTTTGAGTAGTGTGCGGTCCGTAGTCTCCTGAGTCACACCATCCCGAGTCTTCACTTAAAGTGGTACATCCGCTTTTATCGTTTTCATAGGTTGTAGTGGCGTAGTCCTGAATACTTGAATGTTCTGATGCATTAGAACAAGTTCCCTCGGCCACACAATCTGCATAATTATCCCAATCTGGATTAGTGCAAGCCGTGAAAGATGGGAAATTTAGAGTAACTTTATTATTACCGCCCCAACCATCTATAAAATAGTTATAATGATCTCCTACGTCTACTCCTTCTTCTGATTTAATTGGAAAAGTATAAGTTCCCGTCAAAATAGAACTTGTCCACTCTAATTGAGTAATATCAAATTCATAGGGATCAGTACTTTCTATAGGATCGTATATCCCCAGGATAGTTACACCATTTTCTCCAGGAGTAAATTCGATTGTCCCTGCCGCAGGAGTATATTCTTTGTTTAGAATACTATTAGCTTGTGAGGCAATATCATTGGAGAAATAATTCATAGCTGTATTTTCATCAAATTCTGCCTTAACAACTTCTGTAATAGATTCTATATACTGAACAGTATCTGGAAAAAATAATGTGGTGCCATAAGGACCTACCATTCCATCCATTGAGGTATGTTGTTCTTGTGGGATAAATCCACTTTTTACATTACTTTCGGAATATGTTTCTGAAAGAGTATCTAGAAATCCTTCTACAGCAAATGTTGTATTATAATTACTAAAATCTTGAGTATGATTTGAAATTATTAAATTTGCATAAATACCTGTTACCGCCCCGGATGGATCTGTAATAGTGCATTGCTCTTCTGAAATAGATAATTTTTGATTTGGAGTAGTAATCTCAAAAGCTTCTGTTGCTACATCTGCTGTAATATTTTCCGAAGATGCACTTTGAGTTAGGTCTCTTTCTCCCTCTGCTGTTATATCTTGTATTGCAGGAGAAGGAACTAATACACCTACAACGCTAGCATTAGCACCATAAGTTTCTAATTTGCCTAGGGGATCATATGTAATAATTTTATCTGTCAGATCAATGGGTGTCCCTGCGTCTATTAATTCTACTTTTATACTTTTTCTAACTTCTTCTAATGCACTACTATGCCAGTATTTTGCAGACATTAAAGGACCGCTTGTAAGGTCATCTTTAATAATACCTGGAAGACTAAATCTCATACTTTTTTGATCTAAGTTTCCTACGGCATCATTTGATAATTCATTCCAAGTATGACCCGCCTCTATGCATTCAGCTTCAGAAGTAAGGGAAATATCACTGCAAGATGCCTCAGCAGTACTTGATTGATACACTTTTTCTTGTGTAGCTACTTTTAATTCTAAGTTACTTGAGTATTCTTTTATTAAATCTTCTGATTTTACGTAAGCATCATCGGTACCCCCAAGTGTTACTCTAATCAAAGTATTATCATCTGGGTTTTCATCGGCAAATACATAATCATCAGCTGGATCTATGCTGTTAACTTTTTCAACTAGAAGATCGCCTAAAGAACAGTATGCCTTTATGTAATCTGCCCCAGGTGATCCTAAAATATTCCAGTCCTCTCTAATAGGAAACTCATTAGTATTAAAGTAGTATTTACCTTCTCCTTTATTTAATTTATACTTAGTATTTGTATATGTTACATGGGGCGCAGCTTCTGCTGCTTCTGTAATCCAAGTATATTTTGGCCCTTTAATATTAAAAAATTCATGAACACCAAACTTATTGCCCCAGCCAGGTATAGGATGTTTCTCCGTAGTTAAATAAGCTTTATCCATAATTAGAAAACGAGCATCTACTCCATCTATTTGAGCATTGTTTTCTTGTCCTGTAGCATTTACAAAATCAAAGGTACTAAGAGGGTTGAGAGAGGTCTCTGTAAGGGTCGTGCGGGAATCACTATTAGGGCCCGTAGTGTAAATTCCAGAAGGATCTATGGAGGATATATAAGTCGGTGTAGCATTCACGCCATTTTTAATAGAAATACTTGGAGTTCTGTTAGGGTCATCAAAATAGGGAGGTACCTTTTCAGGTCTAACGTAAACTCTAAAAGCTTTCCAATTATCATCTGTTGAGTCCATATAAACTGAAGATCCATCAGGATTACCCACGAAGTTAGAAATTTCATCTTCTAAGAGTTCTTTAGTTTCAGCCCATGTTCCGGGGGAGGCTCCACTTCCAGCCTCATCTGCTTCACACTTAGCTCTAGTATTATTAGCAGGATCATCAGTAGAGCCGCTACAAGTTCCTGGTATTCTATTAATAGACACATCAAAAGAGCCGGCAAATTCTCTTGGAGCCTCTGTCCAGAATGTTAAGGGTACTACTTCAACTCTAGTATTACTCCATATAAATTCTTCTGGTTTTTGAATATTATAAAAAGTTTCACCTTTTTCATATCCAAATAATCTATAAGGCTCAGCAGGTACAATTTCTATAGGAGAATTAGAAGGAGCATCAATTGATTCAGGAATAGAGGTATCGGGTACATCAGTGGGTCGTAAGTATTCTAAATCTTCAGCCACATATTGGAAGGTTGTTTCTAAATATGCTTCATCAGTGCCTGTTACTACGCCTTCATCAACTAGGCGAACATTTTTAATTAGCATTTTGGATAATACTTGTTCGTCAGAATCCTGTCTACTTAGTTTACTTTTTCCACCAACAAAGCCATCTCCTATGGATTTTTCTTCTTTGAAAAGAAGCATAATATCAAAAGGTGGAATTTCATCGGAAAAGGCAATCTCTCCGTTTTCTAAACTAGAGGTATCACCATATACTAAGTTATTGCTCCTATATCCTGCTTGATTGGAAGCAATTAGTTCATAGAAGCCTGCTCTATCAAAATTAACAAGAACAATACTTCCAGCGATTGTTCTTGTTCCTTTAGTATATGATTTAGCAGAAGCTTCTCCTAAGCGTCTAACTGGTGCCTTGTCCCTGTGTACGGAACAACTGATAGCCGCTAAGTTTGTAATTGGGATATAAGCTTCCTTACTTATTTTACCATAAGTAAGAATAGAAGCATTGACATCAGCTCCAGAGAAAGCTATGTTTCGTCTGGGAGGTGCAGGCATATAAACAGAACCTGCTACTCGTTGTTCCGCTACTGTTTCTTGATCAACAGGAATTGTTTTATTGGTATTATTTGCCATTTAAGATATGTTAAGATATGGGACAGAGGATTCCATCCCATATCTTATGTTTAGACTTGTGTTCAGTTTCTTATATGATTGCTTCACTAGATTGAATACCTGTAGTATCCGCACCAGCTGCAGCAGTTCCATCAACCGGACGCCACGCATCGATATGCCTAGCAACATAGGTAAACTGAGCTTCTTGGATACCATCATCAATAGAGATACCAGCACCCTCAGAAATAATAGTAACGTCAAATATACGCATTACCATTTGTTTTCCGAATTCATTTTTACCATAAAGAGTAATATCAAAAGGTGGGATTTCGTCAGCATAAACTGCTACGCGAGAATCATCGCCAAAAGGATTACTATCTGTAGTATTAAACTCATTACCAGGATTATAACTTTGATCAGTTCTATAAACTGTAGAAAGTTCCATAATGTCCCGCAAAGCAGCACGATCAAAACAAGTCATCACAACTGATCCTGCCACACCACGTTTGTTCTTTGAGTATGAAAGAGCGTTTGGATCCCCGCATACAAAAATAGGACGAACTTCCCTATTAACTGACCAAGATATTCCTTGGATATTTCCTATTTCAACATTACCAAATACGGATTTAATGTCTGAACCAGAGAAAGTCGTAACTAGACCTGGATTCGTTTCAAGGTTTGATTTAAAAGCCATTTTATTTTTCTCCTAATTAATAGAAAGCCCCATCAAAATTGACAGGGCTCTCCACACTTTGGGAACTGCTCTAGGTAGTTATTTCCTCATCAATTATTCATATTAGATATGTCACACTCTATGCAATGTCATCAGCGGTTAACTGAACATTGTAATGTACGTCTCTAATTTCAAATTGTGGACTTAAGGTTAATGGAATAGTAATTTTTCCAACAACCCGTTCACCCGGTGTCATAACCACAGGTGCTTTAAATCCGCGAAGGACTCTAGGCACAAGTGCGTCACCAAGCTGCTTATCCAAAGAACTTTGGAATGCTTGCAATAGAGCTGCACTAGAAACTTTACCAATAAAGTCTTTAGCTACGCTTCTGCAGATATCCAAGGCTTCTTGCAAGATAAGGACAGTCATTAAGTTTTCAAAGTCTGATCCAGCAGTTGCTAATGATCTTGATTCTGTTAATTTAACAGCTCCATTATCAATAGTTCCTACCGCGATTCTAGAATCAGAAAGAACGTCGACTTGACGTTTTCCGCTAATCTGATCAATTTCAGTATAACGATATCTTAAACCCTGCATTCCTGGAATTGAGTGTCTATAAATAGCTTCTTCAGTAGGCATTGCTGCAATTAAACCTGCAACAGCTGCTGTACCGATTGCTGAGTATCGAACACCATTCTTTGAGAATATTGGTTCTAGATCTACTGCGTACATGAAGGGTTGGTGAAAATCAGATAACACAGTTCCCGCATTTGTACTAGATCCACCGAGACCAGATACAGTTAAATTAGCTACACGACCAGTAGATGGATGAGATATATCTTCATATCTTTTGATTCGTCCACCAACTCCGCTACCTACCAAGGGTTCGAAGCCAATAACACCTACCATTTCGCCATTAAACTTTTCTAAAAAAGCTGACATTTGTGGTGCATATCCAGCAGCATTTCCATCAGCAAGAACAGCATCAGCTGTCAGATCTGTGACACACATTACATCAAAGAAATCATAGATAAAATGCTCGTATGCTTCATCCAGGTCAGATTTTAATTCATCGTTAGTCATTACTGTTCCATCTTGTCCACCCGCTAAACTATAAGTACTAGCCCATGAAGGGTCAGCCGCTAAGTAAAGGTAAGAGAATCCTAATACTACATTTGTATCAGAAAGATCCGGAGCATCAATTACAATACTATTAGAAGATTCTTCATAAGCAGATTCTTCATAGTATTTTTTCTGAGCATAACGTAGTACCATTGTATAGGAAGGAACTGCACCAAATCGTAGAGATTTGCCAGCAGCAGATGCAATTTTATATTGAAATTCTCCTGCAGGGTTATCCGCTTTTACTACTGTTTTCTTGTTTTCACTAGTATCAAATGCTACTGATACTGTAACAGTTTTGTCTGCAAAAGCAACGCTTGATAGGTCCCAAGAACACGCATTCACAGCACTTACTGTTAAAGTTTCATCTGAAAAAGTTTCTGTAGTATTAGCATCTGCTTCATCAGTTACAGTAACTACTGCATTTGTCATATCAATTGCAGCATCTCCGAGAATATCAGCATCAAAACTAATTGCAACCGTGGCCTCTCCAGAACCATTTGCTAGTACTCCGGATACAATTTCTGTACCTTTGTAATAAACTTTGTTGGCATCAGCAGTTAATAAATTGGCCCCAGCAGTGATGGGTTCAAATGCTTGTCCATTGCTATTCAATAAGTCATCAGCAGCTGTTTCGTCTGCAACAGAACCTGAAGGAATTGAAAAGCTTGCGCTTCCAGTAAATTCATATTCTGCAGAAGCGCTAACCGTATATACTGAATTAATTTGCGCAACTGGCCATAAAGAGTCGGTAGCTTCTTCTTCCATATTTACGCTTAGTTGGTTATTAGAGTATGTTCCAGCAGCTGCTGAGAATTCTAATAAAGCTTCGTTGTCTGCTGTAGCTGATACAGCAAAGATAATATCTTTAGTATTTGGATCGACATTGATAGCCGCAGCTAATTCATCAATCGTTAAATCAACGCTAAATTTAGAACTAAGTTCAGTTTTTGGATTATATACATAAATCCACCCAACTCCGTTAGCGTCTTGTTTCTTTTCAATTGTTACATCATTATATACACTACCTTCATTGATCGCTTCGATTTCAGCAACTTTATTTCCGCCTACATCTTGTAGCTCCGTAATAGCTCTGGTAGCATTTACACCACCAATTCTCATACCCCAGGTATCTGGTGTAGCAGAACTACCTGCTTGAGCATCAATACATTCTTTTAAACCACGAACAAGTGTTCCTTCGCCAAATGCACCAAAAAGCTCTTCAGCTTCTGCTGGTGACTTAACTTGGAGAGGCTCATACATCGGTCCATCTGTAGCGGTACCGAGAATTACTACTCGTCGATTAGTAGGTCCCTGTGGAACCGATCTATCAAGGTTGTTGTCATATAAAGTTCTAGTTACTTTTGGTGTTGCCATAACTTTATCTCCATTTAATATTGTTATTTAGCTTACTCGTGGTATTATTTTTATTCATCATCATTTAATTTAATTTTAATCACTTCAATTAGATCTGCAGGAATAGCTGTGTATTTCTCCACATCAATCGCATACTCTAGGCTTCTTACATTAAAAGTTTGATTTAGTTTCTCTACCTCTTTATCCTTAGTACGTTGTCTAAAAACAGTGTAATGAGATCCAAATAAACCTCCAAAGTGATCCATGAATGCAAATTGAAACCAATCTGCTAAATCTTCTGCCTCATTTGGGCTTTTTGCAAAAATATCAAATTGAAAAAATGCAGTAAATCTCTGAGCTAATACTCTTAGAGCTGTGCCATCATCCAACATAATATCATTTCGTAATCTTGGTTTAACTTCTCTAGTACCTACTTCTGGATTTGCAGCGGGTTTACCGCCTAAATTTACTGGTAACATTCTGTTAATGCTCCATACAATTCCATTTTCAATTTTGTTTTCATCCTCTTTAACAGTTACCCATGTTGGATAAGCTGCGTCAAATCTTAAGTTTGGCTTAAGAAGATGTAAACATTTTTCTAGTTCAGTAATATATTTGAGAGGACCAACGTTTCCAACTACCGATTCACCATTTATGGTCAACGGCATGCTTTCACCGTCGATTCCTTCTCTATAGAGAGTTATGTCAATCGGTGATTTTTCCATATTAATAATCTCCCATGTGTGGAACTATTTGTACTAAGTAGAATTCTATCTTACCTTGAAATCCACGTTTGGTATCTACTTCCACGATTTCAAAAGCCTCAACATGATCAGAAGTATACATTTCATGTTCAGATGGAGCTGAATCTGTCTCCTTATATTCAACTTCTATAATAACATCTCCTCGTTTAGGTTTTACACTACGAGGTATATACATTTTAGAATTTTGAATAGTAACACCAACCGCCCCTCTGACCGACATGGGATCATGTCTTACTTTTATAATTTCATCAGCAAAGGTCCACTTAGGGCCTCCAGAACTTGAGCCAGTATCTTCATGATAAAATTCACTTTTTTCTCCAACATTATATCGTCGATATAAAACAAAATGACCATATTTGTCTAAAATACTTTCAAATGATCTTTTTACAGATGAGCCCGCGGAACTAACTGACCATGGTTTCATTGCCATTATTTAGTCCTCGAAGTAAATCCTCGGCTCATTCCTCTGGATTCGAAATCTGACCCACCAGTTGCCCCCGGAGATGCACTAGTAGTGCTTGTGGGTAAGCTTTGGTGAGTGTGGTCCGTATAGGGACTAGTTGAAGAATCTTTTGTTTTTAATTTATGCTCTAGTGCTACTATTTTAAGATCCAATGCTGCAATATTATCTTTGAGATATTGAGCAAGATTTCTTCCAGACATTTTAAAGTCTCCAAGAGAAATAGAACCTGCTCCTGCGCCAGTAGGATCAGTAAAATAAGTTGATAGAATATCTTTCTTAGTTCGCGCTACTACATATTCAGTAACTCTTAATGGCACATTTAAAGAATCAATAGTACCATTCCATAATTGGGCAGCAGTTATGCTATGACGGTGTATGGATAAGGCTACTGTAAAATCATCGTATTGATTTACAAAAGGCCCAATTTCTAATTTTGTTTCATTGATAGAGGCATAGAAAGGCGATAATAAACTCATAAAAGAAAGAATAGGCGTATGTTCATTAACTGATATATCAAATCCTATTTCAAAAGTTCTATTAATATCAAAATCTAATGTAATATACCCCTCTTCATCTGGAGTTTTACTAATGCATGCTATGCTATCAACGGTTAAAGCATCCGCGCCTATAACTGCTAATAGATCTTTTTCTTCTTGATCTAAATTATCATATAAAATTTTAGACGTTAGGTATACGTCTTTTCCTAGTACGAAAGGATTTTGCAAGTTATCAATCCAGTATGCTTTTGGATTTAATCCAAAACCTAAAGGATGATTTGCTAAAGCAGATACTTGTACATCTCGTGTCCACGTTTCACCAGCTGCTTCACAGTTTACTAATGTTTTATGCTGAGGATCACTGCACGTACCTCCCTCAGGTACACGACCATCAAAGCTTACCGTTAGACTTCCAAGTCCATACTGCATGATACTCCCTTCTGCTGGAATTGCAGAGGCAAAATATAATTCTTCAGGTATAGCTTCTATATCTTCTACAACTGTTTCTCCCGTTTGATCTACTTGAGTTACGGCTTCAATAACAGTAAATGTCGCAGAATAGCTATTTTGTAAAGAGGTTCCGTCGGCTGCTTTTATACCATAATTACTTTTAGGAATATATAAAGCATATGAAGCTCCTGCAATCAGGTCTGATTTAGGAGATACTCTAACAATTGTTCCCGGATCAATTAGAGATAATTCAATATCTACTGGGGTTTCGTTACCCCCATCAGGCATTGTTCTAAAAAGAGTTACCGCGTACGATAATAGAGAGGAAGATGCTACTTCTGAGGAAAATGTAATGTCTAGGGGAGAATCTTTTGGAACATCAGCAGCCCCGAGTAATGCAATTGGATTTCCAGATGCATCAGTAAATTCTGTTTTTAAAATATTGAAAGCCATAACTATGTCCTCTTAGTTTTCTTTTGCTTCCTTTTTAGAGAAGCACCGCCTGGACGAATTCCCACCCGCCCAGGTTTCTTTGTGCCTTTGTCATTTTTCTTTGTCATTAAGTAACAAAGCGTAAAGGTTTTACATCCTTGACTGGGGGATTTTCATCCTCAACTTTAACAGAACTAATCCCAGTTGATTTACCCAAGTCGTTCATGATGTTAGACACAAAGTCCATAACAACATCTCTTGGATGCATCGAAGGATTTTTACCTTCTTTTTCTATACTGTGACAAGCTTCAATAAATTCTAATTTATCTAGTTTATTATCTAGAGTTATTAAAACTGATTGCATTTCTTTTACAGCATTAGAGGGAGTTCCTGCAAGAATAGTAAAAGCTTTTTTATAGATTGCGCTATCATTACTAAAACCTATTGAGTGATATGAGAAAGAGGGTGTTTTTAAGACTTTACCTTTTACTCCAGTACCTTTATCTGTCCAACGGAATTGACCTCTATTGGATGTTACAGGAGGAGTTGAAGGTGTATTTACACTTTTTTCTTTATACTTTTCGTCAGGTTTACTAATATAATCTAAAGTACCTGAATTTACTGCTGCGTCTATCTCAGGTAAAAACTCTTCAGCAATTTCTGAAACTTCTACCCAATTATCTCCATTTTTAATAGAGTCGGTAGTAAAAGCAGTAAGCGAGACTTTAGATGCAGGGTGTCGCCACATTGCTTCCCCTTGTGCTAATCTAATATACTTTTTTCTATTTTTGGCCATTTCTAGCTCCTTATGTTTATCTTTTCTAAGTTATGTCAATCAGACACAAAAAGAGGGGCCCGATTACTCAGTCCCCTCTTCTTAGTCATTTACAAGTTAAGTAACGTCAAACTAAGCTATGCTTAAGAAGCAGTGGGCCCAGCATCAGGTGTGTCACCACTCAAAGATACTTGGTTAACATTGTCAAATACATAGTTATCTTTGATAACAACGTCTTTTGCAATACCAACACCTTTACCTTGAGCGAGAAGTGCCATACCCCAACGTTCTTTAATCTTCATAGCATGGATGTCAACTTCCGGATCTTTCCATTCATCTACAGAAATGCCTTCTTTAGTCATTAATAGACCAGCATTTTGAGAATCAGCCATGATGATATCTGTTACGTATACGCTTGAATCATCTGCAACATTATCAGCTCCAGCATTAGCGCCTGTAGCACCAGATGCATATTTAACATGAGGTGAAACAATCACTTTAAGAGGTGAAGGTAGATATTTAGGCGCAATATTAAAACTTGAGCCGAGAGGATTCAAAGTTGTTACGAACGGATTTGGACCAGCAACGCCACCTTCTTGTGGGTTACGTCCAGTTGGATCTTGTTTGTATCCTAATCCACCAAAACCTGTTCCAAATGTTTGTGTACCGCCACCGTTTGGTAAACCGTTAGTAGCAATAACACCATTTGCGAATAAGATTTCACGCATTTTAGGATCGTTCATAAATGTTTTCCAAGCAAGTGGATTCATCAAAAGAGTATCATAATTGAAGCCTCTTAAGTAACCATAAGCCCACATATCAAAGACATCATTAATGGTCATAGAACCATTAAATTTACCATCGATACCGCGACCTTTAGTATAACCTAATTCGCCGGAATCATCACTATTGCTGAAAATGGTTTGACCCATATCATTTAATAGAGCGATACCATACTCTTCTTTATGTCTTGCCAATGCACGGCCAGACATTCTCAACCACATTCCGAATACATCGAAAAGGTTGTCATCAATCACTTCTTGTGTCATGCGCATTTTCAATCCATGCTTAGCAATGCCAAGTTGGATGATATGGCCTTCTCCGAAAGACATATCAGCTTCTGGATATTCCTGACCTTCAGGAACTTCAGCAGCATGAAATGCACCCATAGCACCAATTTCTACAGTGCGACCTGGGCCTTCATATGCAATCTGTTTAAACAGATTGGGAACGACTAGCAAGTCTGGTTCAATAGCTTCTTGCACTAAGGAAGTTACAGTTGTACCAATGAATCTTGTAAGATCTTCTGTAAAGAATACATCTTTAAATTCATCAATACCTTCTGCTTCCATGTGTTTTCCAATACTGAACACATCTTTGAAGTCGAAATGCAAGTTCAACGCATCTTTATCTTCAGTTTCTATCCCAACAATACCATTGTTAGTAAAGATATCATAGATAAGTTTTTGAGCGTGAGCCTGCTTTGCTGTTAGTTTTGTCACTTTCATTATTATTTTTCTCCAATATTTAAGTGAATACTTTCTAAAGCAGACTCTCTATGATTATTCATCTGGAGTTCTGTTTTAAAAATAGCTTTCATACTATTTCTCATTAAACGTCGAGCTGAATCCAAGCTTCCCCGATCGCTCCGCCTTCACAGAATTCTAAGATCTTTTCGGCTGGATCGGCGCCTGGCCACTTGCTTTCCCATGTGCTGCTTTCTGCCTCTAGGGCTGCACTGATTGCATTGTATGCAAAATTATACAAGAATTGAGGTACGCCTTTGGTGCCCGTTCCGGCTACTCTGTAGCCTGCATTATCTTCATATACAGTTTGCACTGTATCTAATAAGTCTTTTCCAAATCTATAATCTACGCCCATTAAACGTCCAACACATTGAGCATCGTCAGTTGTATGAGGCATAAAGTTACCGTAGTAATCAGATTTAAGGAATGAACCTGCTGTTCCTTGGCTAGCTTCACTATTGAAGGTATAGAAGGAATATTCTTTTTCAACCGATTTGTAACCAGTATCAGAAATATCTGTAGTAGATCCAGGAGCAACAGAACCTACGTTAGCAAGATCATAAACAAAGTTTATAACAACAGATTCTGTACCTGTACCTTGATCTGTGCTGAAAGTAATATCTCCAGCAGCATCAACACTATAATCAGTAACTAATGTTAAGTCAGCTCCGTCATATGTAACCACACCTAAGCTACTAAAAGTAGCGCCAGCATGAGCAGCTGCATATGTTGCAAAAGCCACTGTAACAGGAGTCGCAGTTGCGTCTGATAAATCTAATGCAGCAGTATAGCTACCGTCTAAATCTTCAGCACCGCCTTCTGCACCAGCAACAGCTGGAACAAATAAACCAGCTTGTCCCATAAAAGTATCGAATGTGTAGGTATCTACAGCAGGTAATTTAATTAATTGTCGGCTCAATACGCCGTAGTTTTTATTACGCATATCATAATTAAGATTTTCACCTCTAATATCTTGATATACATCGTGCTCTGAAACACCAATAGGTTTATTAGCAGGCATCACATAGTCTGCAGCATCTGAAGGCGAAGTAACTGTTCTAGCTGTTCCACCATTTGCTGGGACCATTAAACCCATAATACCCTTAGCAACGCCATAATAGTCTGTCCCATCACCAATAACTCCTTCTGGAGCATCATTGGATGTAATTGCAGAAACAATACGACCTTTAGGAATCACAACCCAATCTTCAGTATTAATATCCTGGAAAGATTCAGGTAAATGTTTAAAAGGCAGCAATGGAAATGCTGGACGAACTCCATCAGATTGACTAATATTCGGTCTACCCGGAGACAGTCTGTATTTAGATGGTGCGCCTTTTAGTGGTCGAGTCGGAGCTCCTTTTGCGTTAAAGTTAATCTTGTTAGCCATTATTAGTTATCCCCTAGATTAAACGTTAAGTTGGATCCAAGCTTCACCAAATGCACCAGCAGCTACAGCAAGAGCAACAACTTCTGCTGCGTCTTTACCTGCATAATTACCACCGTCACCAAGTTCAGCAGTCCAAGAAGTTCCAGCTTTAACAAAAGCTTGTGTCATTGCCGCATAAGCAAAGTCATATAAGAACTGAGGAATACCCATGGTACCTGTTCCGGAAACTCTGTAACCAGCATTATCTTCATAAACAGATTGTACTGTATCTAGTAAATCTTTATTAAAACGATAATCAACACCCATTAAACGTCCAACTACTTGAGCGCCTGATCCGGCCATAAAATTACCATAGTAATCAGATTTTAGTTCTGTACCTGCAATACCATCTGTAGCACCTTCTTTAACAGTTAACCAAGAAAATTTAGGATTAACAGCAAAGTAAGCAGATGCGGCAGCTAAACCAGCAGCAGCCGGAGCGCCTTCTGAAGTATCACAGAAGCAATCAGCAGCCATACCAGTAAAAGCATCTAATGCAGTAAGATCAACGCAAGGAAGTTTAATTAACTGACGACTTAATACGCCGTAGTTTTTACTTCTCATGTCATAGTTTAAGTATTCGCCTCTGAGGTCTTGGTATACGTCATGTTCTGCAACACCAATTGGTGCGTTTGCGGGAATAGTTTTAGTAGCAGCATCTACAGGTGATGTTACTTCTTTAGCAACTCCACCGTTAGCTGGAACCATCAGTCCCATAATTCCTTTAGGTACACCATAGTAGTCCAGACCATCACCGAGATCACCATCATTAGATGTGATCGCAGATACGATACGTCCTTTAGGTATTACAACCCAGTCTTCAGTGTTAACGTCCAAAAAACTTTCTTCTAAATGCTTATAAGGCATTAAAGGAAAAGCAGGACGGATCCCATCAGATTGACTGATATTAGGTCTACCTGGGGATTTTTGATATTTCGAAGGGGCTCTCTTCAAGTCTCTTGATGGAGCACCCTGTGCGCTAAAATTAATTTTGTTAGCCATTTTTATTTATCTCCTATTTACGTTTCAGATAAGATCTGATAACTTTTCGTGCGTCGCTCATGGCGCCTTCATTGTCTTCTTCTTTGTCCAAACCATCAGGTTTGTCCTCTGAGAGTGTTTCGTCATCCAGACTCTCTGTTGGAGCTTCTACAAAAGTCTCCGTCATTTTGTGAGAGAGGTCTCTGAATATTGTTTTGAGTTCATCGAGATTTTTCTCTATTAAGGATTCTTTATACTCCTTACTGGAATTCCCGATATCTTCTAGGTTAATTTCTGAACAACGCAGTGCTACAGCATTTTGTACGATTGAATCGACTAATACTTCGCGAACTCGTTCTTCTTCTTCCGTAGATTTATCTTCTTCAGAATCTTCGGTTTCAGTAGCTTCTTCTTCTTCTTCAGCTTCCTCTTCTTCAGATTCTTCGGCCTCAGCTTCTTCTTTAGATTCTTCATCTTCAGGATCTTTTTCTTCTTCCTCTTCAGCTTCATCTTCCTCTTCTGCTGTCGGCTTTGCATTTTCAAGGCCTTTATTATAGGCTTCTTCTTTTACAGAAGCAATATACTCAGCCATGCCATCAACTGCTAAAGCTTCGACAAGATCTTCCGGAACATCTTTATTATCATCATTTTCAGAATTTTCTTCTACTGGTTCGATAGAGTCAATAGCTGCAAAAAAGCCGTCTTTAACTTCTTGAGAAACTTTTGTATTCTTCTCAATAAGAAGGCGTACTCTTTCTAGCTTTTCAGCAGAAGCATCTTCTAGCATTTCTGATAAGTTTTCTAAAATAGAATCATCGAATTTCATTTTGATATTTCCTCGTATTAAATTCTATTGGATAAGTTCTAGTGACTTTAAAACAGAATCAATCTGTTCTTGTTTTTCGGTTTCTTTAGCAAGTTCCTTAGCTGTTTCAAGATTATCCTTAAAAGTAGCTTCAGTATATACTAAAATTTCTTGTTGGTCTTCTGGAGATAATCCATCCCAGTTACCTAACTGTTCTATATATTTTGTAATTTGATCTTCCCAGCTATCATACTTTGTAAGAATATCTTCCATCGTAGGTTTGACTGGGGGATTCTCAGGCTTATCACCTTTTAATTTTTGTTTATTCTCATTATCCTCTGATTCTTTATCTGTATTTACATATACTAAGCCTTTAGCTGCTATATACGCTTCTTTATCATGATCTACAGCTTCCCAGAGAATAGAGTTAGCAACACTTTCAATTTCCATATTATCAGATGTGGCATACTCCACTTCTGAGTCAGAAAATACTAATGCTTCTCTGTGTTTATCTTCTGTATGATAAGGAAGGGGTTTTTCACCATCCATCATACTATATGAAACAATTTGAGCAGCACCTTCTTCAGAACGATAATCTGCGGGTGCGTTTACGATCGAAACTTCTTTATAGTCCATGGCTCCTATAGTCCAGAAGCACTTTTCTTCTTTACCAGTTTTTTCATTTTCGTAAACATTTCCACGCATATGACCACACCATTCATCGGCAGTCAAAATATTTGTTCCACAAATAGAACATTTGACATATTGTAATTCAGCAGGAGCATCTTCCATAGGAGCTCCATGAGCAGATACAGTTAAGTATCGTCCATCTATAATTTTTTGAATAGCTTCCTTGTCAGTAACTTTAACGTCTAATTGGGTAAAGCCCTCAGCTTCGGATGTTTTAATATAACGAGAAGCAGAAACTCTTCCAAGAGGTTCGCTCTCCATATCGTGATTTTTTAGTAATGGTTTTTCAAAAGGTTTAATCCACACATCCTGGGAAACAGCATAAGACATTGCGCCTGAATCATAACAAAAACCATTTCTATTAACATAACCGGCATGCGTTGCATCAACAGTTATTAATAGAGATTCCGGAATTGCTCCGCTAGGAGTATACGAAACACTCGAAAAATCACTAGTAGTTTCGTCTCTGAAATCATTTTTTAATAGTTTACTCATAAGTGTCCTCCGACAAAAGTTCCGGAAATTGATCAACGCTACGTGTCATCTTTTTACATCTAGGACACTTCACTTCGACATCTGTTCCAGGAACAATTTTTGCAAGTAATTTATTACATAGTGTGGGTGCGCCCCATCTTTCAGACTTCTTTTCGTCTAATTCCTGACAACGTAGTTCCACTAAGTTTATTGGAACACAGTTTGCTTTTACGTTTATATGAGAACATCCTCGCTTTTGGCATTTAATTTCTACCGCATAAGGATTTTCACCGTCTTTGTATTTACAAAGCAAGGCGCCACACGCGGGACACCTAAAATCTAGATACTTTTTATTCATTCTTACTCCTTGGTTATATCAGCTTCGAGTGCTGTAAATATTGAATTTACTGCATCTGGTAATTTGTTGTCTCTTAGGTACTCTGACACTAGCATCTTTAGTAGAGTTATGTCATACGTCTCTAACTTAGACCCGCTTAGGATCCTGTAAAGGTCCTCTTTAGAGTCAGCTTTTAAGCAAGTATCCCATAATTTTATGTAATAATCTTTAGATACATTTGGTTTTGCTAATTGAGTACCATGTTGGTTACTAGGTCTAGCATTATTCTCCGCAGTGTTTTCTGCCGCGTTAGTCTGTACCGCTGCAGTTGCTTTTGCTAAAGGTATTTGGATTTTACTAATGTATAGTCCCTCCCTCTCTGCATCACTTAGGATATCTCTACCTAGTTCTTTTCTAAGCTCGTCTTCTGTGATTGTATTATTATTATATAGGTTAAGATAATGAGCTTCTCTTCTAATTTTCTCAGCTAGATCGATTTCTGGAATAGATAAATATACCATGTTGTCATCGTCTAGTGTGAACTCTGAGTAACCTACTTCATAAAGTAGTTCTCTGATTATATAAAATTCTATAGCATTTTTAATAATTCTTTGAAATTTAGCAGAAGTACTTTGCATTTCTGCACTTAAAGTTTGTGCGGTAGATCTATTTGCAGTAGATCCATCACCCATTGCTATTCCTGACATTCCTAACCCGGCCATTACACGAGCTCTGAAATAAGATATAGAGGCTGTTAAAATATTATTAGCTTGTGTAGCTTTTGCAACATCATCTAAACTAACTCGTTCAGTTGTAACTAATATACCATCCCCAGTAATATTACGAATAGTAGAAGCTAAATCATCTACTTGTTCCTGTGTACCGGGCTGTTCCTTTGAGCCTACCTTAGCATGTATTTTTGGGACTGCTACCTTAATAGATTCTAATAAAGATAATTCTTCTAATTCTCGTAGAGCTTCCATGTCTGCTAAAACTGGTATTGACATAGGCATTGCAAAGAAATATTGCGATGGAGATGATCCTCGATCTTTAACATGGATAACATTATGAGGTGGCCATTCTGGAGTTTTTATCTCCTCTTTCTGGCCCAGTCTAGAAATTAAACTAGCAGTAGTACTAGCTGTGGTCGGCAATTGTCTCCATTTTCTAACATTACCAAAATCATCTTTATCAACCTCTATGCTTGTTAAATCTACAACATTATAACCGGCAACAGGTACACGTTGATATCCATCAAAAGTTTTACGAGGTTTACCCCCAGATGCTTTTCTATTACGGCGTTTAATAATAACTACATTATTATATAATACGATATTAAAAGCAATTTCATCTAAAAAATCATCAGTAGGTTTATTCTGTACTGTAGCAATTTGATCAAAACGTTTTCTAATATATTTAACAGTGTTAGGATTATTTCCTATAAATTCCCATTTTTGCTTACGAATCTGTTCTACGTATTTTTCAATAGCACGTCTAAACATTGATTCATTAGTGAAAGCAAGTTGAACTTTAGCCATATCCCACTCCGGAGCACGAAAGATTCCTCTTTGTCCTCCTTTAAAAGCGCTAAGTACGTTTGATTTTAATGTTTTAAGAATACTTGATAAACTAGAGGAACGCGCATCCTTTACTTGTTTTAAAGGTAAAGAATCTTGCTCAACAGTTTGATTTCTCTTTTTTAAGACATGTTCGATCTTATCTTCTAGAGTTTCTTTAGGTTCTCTTCTTAAAAAAGAGAAAAATGTTCGTTTGGCCATTATAAATCTGTTCCTGCTTTATTTAATATTGATTGAAGTTCCTGTATATCATCAGAAGACATGCTCTTTAGACACTCGCCTTTCTTGGATCCTTGAATAGCATCAGAAGCTTCCTCGGAAGAAAGTCCCATGTATTGCATCATAAATTTTTGTACCTCTGCATCTTCTTGTAAAACTAATAAACCAATAGGGTCTATGTCATTATTAGTTATGTCAATCTTATTCCCCGTTGGCATAGAAGTTAGAAAATTTCCTGCCCCACCGCTGCTAACATTAGTTATATTTTGTGAACCTGTATTTCCTGAGACATTTACACCGGTACCTGTAGTATAGGTACCCTCGCCATTTCCTGTTTGCATTGTAGTTTCTTGGCTAGTTCCATCTTTATCAAGCTCAGAATTAGATTTATCTTTATTTTTATATTTATTACAAATAAGAATACCATCAGCATTTAAAGCTAATAACCAATCAATCATATTAATTAATCCTTTAAGCATGGGTACTAGTCTACTTTCTTCAACTTCTTTATCATCACTGTTCCATGCTTCATTAATAGCTTTATTTTTCTGTTTTAAAAGCATCATATTTTTTATACGCTGAATAAAGGCCTGAACGGATTTAAAGAAACCATCTTTTCCGAAAATAGAAGTTATTAACATAATTAAAACTTTTTCCCAAGGTAAACATTTTACGGCAGCAGAATAATAAGTACTACCAGGTTTCCAGATACCACCATTAGTTTCACATGTTTCTTTATCTCCAAATTCAGTTAAATAACGTCCATCCGTATCAAAGCAATGTCCTTGGGCAGCGGCTTGTTTATCAGCCTCTTCCTCCCATTCCTTCTTACGGTCAGCCACCCATTTAACCGATTGAGTCATTAGATGTTCTCTAATAACGTCTACCATTGTCATTAAAATTAATTGAACACTATTGGTAGTTAATTCAATCATATTAAAACCTAAAGCCGGTAAACCAACTTTACCGTGTTTTGTTTCTAATAATACTAATAATATTTGTGCAATACTTTTAACATCGTCTAGCCATGCCTTTTGCTCTGATAAGAAGTCTTCCAATGACATTGGATTCTCTTTGTAATATACAATTTCTTCTAGAATCTTTTCAAGTCTTTTTTCAAGTTTATTTAAAGCCGAAGTCATGGTAGCAAGTGACCATTCTCCGCCCCCTAAATACATATCTACAATCGAATCTAAAATCTTTTTTTCAATTTTGCTAGAGGTGCTAGTTTCATCTAATGCATTAATAAAATCACTGGCCACTTCTAACTGAGATATTCCGCTTTCTAATTTTGATATATTACCAGTAAGCATTGGTTTTATTTTTGTCAAAACTTTTTGCTCTTGCTCAAGTAACCATATTTTAGCCGGAGAGAGGTTATTAGGATCAAGTTCATGCTCTGCTAAATAATCTAAAAGTTCTGGTTGATTTTTCATAATTTCATAAAAAATACAACAATAAAATTGAACATCAACAGCAGTGTCCTGCGCTATTTGCAAGAATCCATTAGTAGTGTCTGCCGCAGTATTTAGTACCCCATTACCTACATCATAAGAAAACCCTCCTAAGAGGTTACTCATCATATCGTCAACACTGGGCTTTGTAGGATCAACATAATGGCCTAAGAGAAGAGGGGCTTCGTCATACTGATTATCTGAAACTTCTAATGGTACATATTGTTTAAAGTCTGGACTCGGGAAAGAAGAACCTTTTCCAGGTTTATTATAGAACTCTATTATAAGTTTTCCACCATTCTTCCATAAATCCTCATGCTCTCCTTCTTTAGGTTCTAACTTTATAGAGCTAACAGCCATGGTAAAAACAGCCGTTTGTTTTTTATTACCACTAACATTGTCGTAAGAAGTATCTTTATCAAAGACGGAAAATAAAGTAGCTTTAGTAGGTCCTATCCAAAAATTAGCATCTTTACTATAAATTATGCCATTTTCCTTTGATGCTTTTTTCAGACCGCCACTGGGAATTCTTAAAGGATCATCACCGGGATAATCTTCAATAATAATTTTATTTGAATCATTGGCTGCCAATTCGCGAAATTGTCCATACCTTATTTCAAAATAATCACTACCTCCCTTAGTTTTAATCTTAGGATCACGTCCCCAGTCACCTACTTTATATGCAAGAGCATTTTTTAAGATAGATTCAAGTTTCAAAATAGGATGAGATGTGGCAGTAATTATATCCGGCTTAGCTGTCATAGCCTCGCCTTTATGCATCAGAATATCAACAGTTGCTTGTAACTCTGCTTCAGCTTTTGCTTTAGCTTCGTCTACAGCTTCATCGGTGTTCTCTTGTAATGTGTCCAAATAGCTTTGAGCTAGTTGTTCCATATCTGATGGCATTAAAATCTCCTGCGTTTTGGTTTAACAATTGATCTAGATGTATGTTTGAAACCTGAACGATTAAATAAAGTTCTTTGTTTTATAGGAACAGGTTTACCCTTTCCATCTAATTCATATTCCTCAGGTTCGCCGCGTGAAATAGACCCGTGGTTATATATAGTCATGTCATCCCGTTGTTGTACCTCTGGTCTAAAAGTTTTCTGTTCCACACTTCTCCATCCGGGTTTTACTGCAGAAATTCCTTCAAATCCTTCTACATTTTCTGCAGCTAAATCAGAGTCTCTTTTATGAAATACTGAGGTGTCCATTGTATAAGCATAGATACCTAGCATCATAGCATCTAATCTATGATCTAAGCCATCACGAACTGTGGATGCATACACTTCTCCCTGCTTACCAATTCGCTCTACTACATAACCCCTCATTTGTCCTATTAATTTTTGCTCCTCATCTTCAACTATTCCACCTTTTAAATCACACGCAGGAATAGCTAATAATCCACTTTCATTCATTAACTGGGCATTCTTCACCATAACATTTTTTGTGGGTGCTTTAGTAGAAGTTCCGGTTATTTTATCAATAATTTCAGTAGATCCTCCCATGTCAACTGATATCATATTATTTAGAAAATTTTTCATACCAGCACATGATGTCCCCATCGGGCCTACTCCATTTTCTAAGGATAAACGTAACATTTCATAATTAGCTTCCCCGTGTCCTTTATCAAAAGCCATTAATTTAAAAGGAATCTTTTTCATCAATTTTAAAATAAAGTCAACGGAACCCATATTGGTGTAAGAAGCGGGATCAATAGCGTCTGCATAGAATACACGTAATAGGCCTGACTTTTCAATTCGATTGTTAGGCTCGCCGTTGATATCTTTCCATTCTCCTCCATTATAGGGTAGCAGGTGTTCTGTGTCATTCATATATTCAAGTATTACTGCTTGTACTCCAAACTGAGATTCATTCCAATCAACCCCTAATATATAATAGTTATTAGGATTTACTTTCAAACTACTATAACTATAGACATATAAATTTTGATCAATAAAATGATTTTTAAAGACACCTTCAGCCATCGATCCAAACTCTGCCATATACTCATGAAGATATTGACTCTCTGAAGTAACCATTCTAATTTGTTTAGCTTTTTCTTCACTCCACTGGGGAGAAACATTGGAAGGCATATGCCACTCCGAAAAGCCCATTTCGTCTTTATGTTTACTGACATTATAAAAGTATTCGCGTTTACCTGTAGGAGTACCCGACACAGTAATTGAAGTATGTGTGTAAGATTGCTCAATAGGAAGAACTGCTTCTACCAATAAGGCATTAGGAATAGAATCTACCTCATCAATGTATAAGTCACTAGCTGAGTTATGTACAAGAAATCCTCCGGAGTGTAAGCCATCTATTTTAAAAGAAGATAATGCATCTGCTCCATAAGGGGTAACTACGGCACCGCTAGAATTTGGAATTTGATTAAAGGCTATAAAATTATGATATTTGTCAATTGTAAGATCATATGTTTTTGCTTTTCCAATTTTATGAAATTTCTGAACTCTTGTCCAATAAGCTTTTCCATTAGGATGTACTGTTGCTATAAAATCTGATTTACTACCCTGGTCCTCCTCAGTATTTAAATCTTTAGCCTCTATCCATCCTCTATACATTGCCATAACTTTATGGTTTTCTGTTAAATGTAATCTGCGCTCACTACTGCTTTCAATAGCATATATATCTTTTATTCCGTTATCGTGTATAGATGAAACAGTACCAACTCGAGCGTTATTATCAGTCAGTTCCGTGTCTACTGATAAAACTTTATCACCTTCTTTTATATCTTTAATTTCTTTTAATGTTATTCCATCCGCCATCACTACTAAAGTATCGCCGGGAAGACATTTACCACGAACAGCATTATTTCCAACAAAACCCATAATAATAGAATTATTCTTAAATTTTATTTCGTAAGGACGCATTCTAGTTCCCTCAATTGATTTGGAAACTTCAGGAGATTCATTAACCATGTTCTTAATAAGATTAAACACAGTTTGAACCTGCGAATCATAGCCTGCAACTATAAGAATCTCCCTATATTTATTAGTATAAGCTTTCCAAATAGCTTCTACAGCTATAGTTACAGATTTACCAACACGACGGCCAATTCTAAGAATTCTTTTAGAGGCTCTATCTCTTAATATCTTCTTCTGGTAGGAGCGTAATTCTAGGGGTTCATTGGGATTAGAGGGAGATCGTAAATATATTTCAGCAAAGTAAACTGGGTCTGCCAAAATCTTAGCTTCTAGTAATTGTTCATCGTCTAATATAGGTTTTTCTATTTGTTCAGACATATAAGTAATCCGCTAATTATGGGAGATGAATTATTTTCAAAAGTAAGCATGAAAGCTGTTTGCTCTGTATCTTCTACAAAACGCATACTTTCCTTTTTTAGCACCGGTAGCTCTTTACATATTTCAGGTAATTTAATAGTACCGCATCCTTGTACAGCTTTATGTCCTTTGACTTGTCCATCAAAAGGTATAAAGAGTTTACTAAGTGTTTGTATCATTATATCTTTACTATCCGTGGTTAAGTGTTTTAATGTTTGTAAGGGTAAAATAAATTTGTCTAGTATATAGGTTAAGGCGCTTTGACTTAATTTTGTTAAAGCCGCGGGTACCCATTGTTTTGTGTAGTAGTTAGGACGACTATTATTAACACGTATTATTGAACTACCTAGGCTATCTAAATATAGTTTAGAAGGAGACCACGTTCCAAAAAAGGGCAGATGCCTAAAAGCACATGCATTAACTTCCCTAGGAGAGCCTCTAAAAGTTTCTGGATATTCTTTAAGTGATTGCGCTGTTAAGTACTCTTCTTTGCAAAGAGGTCCGCGAGTTAATTTTGTATCTTTCCCGCAATATAAATTTCTACCATGAGATGATCGTAAATGCATAATATTTTCTTTAACTTTTTTAATAGATACAATACGATTAAATGTAAATTCATCTTTCCAGGCTATGATGGATGGATAAGGAGAATAGTTTCCAAGATCTTCTATGGAAACTATTTCACCTGAAGCGAGCATTAAAAGTTGACCTTGGCCTAAGACCAGGGTTTTACTTTTTTGAATTTGTGCCTTAGACTTGGTTTTATATAAAATCTTCTGTGCCAAAGTTCTTGCATAACTCCTGATTGATCGACTTTTTTCTTAAATCTGCGAAGCATTCCCTCTACAGATTCGTTTTCATGTTTAGGTGTAACTTTTACCATAACTATTCCTATTATCTTGAATGATGGTACATTGCTTCTGTACCCATTAATCTATTTGTTGGATTAATTTTATTACCATACGTAGCTCGGACTGCTCGTTGCCTTTCTGTTGCAGCTCCAGCAGATGCCATAGCCATATGTAAACGTCCTCTTCCAAACTCTGGACGTTGAATTTCTTTTACATATTGAAAAAAAGATCTAGCTGCTTCTCCTACTCCTTCTACAGCAATACTTCCTGCTGCCTTTGCTATACCTCCAAATAATTCAAACCAGGCATATGTAGAGTATAATCCTAAAGCTGCTGTAAATAAACGAGCACCTCCGCTTGTAGCACCTACTTGTAATCCCTTTTTCATCATATCTTTTGTAATATTAACTGTAGTTTTTCCTTTTACCCCAGACTCTATAACTTTAGCACCGGCCACGTCTACTCCTCCCATTTTGTATAGCTTGCTTGCTATTAAATCTTTACCAACTGTGGAGCCTACACTCTTTTCGGACAAGTTTGCCATTCCTGCTAATCCCAAACTTCTAGCATTAGACATAGTCTGTACAAATTCATATTTTGCCCAGTCAGTGCTTTTAGCAGAAATACCCTGTCCTAAAGCTTGTATACCGGAAAGCATAACGTTGCCAATAGAAGCTCTAGCTCCCATACCAGCGCCTTCTCCCATACCTAGGAGCAAAGTTTTATAACCAAGCATTCCCCCAAAACGAGTAGTTGCTGCGGTACCTGCTTTATACATTCTTCCGCCGTCCCCGAATAAGTTAGGCGTAGTGTAATATCCTTTTGCTAAACCTTTAGGAATTTTATTAACTTTTCCAACAAAGTCACCTCCAGCACCAAAAATACCCTGCTTGGCCATTTTAGCTGCTGTAAGTGGATTAAAGATAAACCCACCATACATAGCACCTGTCCACGGGGTAGGCATCAGGCTTAGAGGATTTACACCTGTAGCGCCTTCAATTCCCATATAAGCGCCACCCACTGCAAGGCCTCCCCCTGTGCCTGTAAGAGCTTTGCTCATAACACTAGCTTCTGTCTGTAAAGGCATTATACTGTACTCCTATGTCTGGCTTTGTGCATTGCAAAAGGCAAACTTCCACTCATACCTAAATGCCCTGGTTTACCCTTAGTGCGCTGATTTGACCACATACGATAACCTGCTCCTCCTCCTCTAGCACGGTTACCTGGAACTTGTTTCTGGTATGCTGCTCGTCTTGCTGTATTAGCGGCATTAACTACTTGTAATTGAACTTTTCGAGCTGTATATGCTCCTGCTACAGCGCCAATACCAGTTGCTGCGAGAGCTGCTCCTCCTATAGGTGTCTTAGAAAAAGCACCTATTAGTAACGAACCTGCTAGCCCAATTCCGGCACCTGTAACTGCACCTACTCCGACTGGTTTAGTCATAGTAGACTTAGCAATATCAGGAAGTCTTTCTCCCCAATAGCCAGTAAGAGCGCCAATTCCTCCAACACCCTGTCCTGTAATACCTAAGGTAGCGACAGTTGCCTGTCTTCTCCAAAAACCCGCTTCTCTAAATGCTTTTGAAGATGTCATACTTTGGCTTCCCGGAGTCTTTGCTACACTCTTTCCGGGGCTATTTAACCATGATCCGGCCATTCCGGCGGCTCCTAACCCAGCCATTACGGCTAATGTAGATTTAGCTATCATTTTTCACATCCTCTTTAAAGGCTTCGTCAAGACTCTGTTCGGTGATCTTTTTTTCTTCTTGCTCTATTTCAACTAATTTTTCAAATTTCTCACGCATTTCTGCAGCCCTTGTTGAAGGATCTGTTTCATCCGTAAGTTTATACTTAGCACGTTGTTCTCTTGTTGCTAATAATTCTTTTCTTAGTTGTGTTAAAAGTTTAGAAGATCTAGCTTTTATGTCTACATAAGGAGTAGCCTGCTCTGTATACAAAGCCGTACCTGTGGCTTGAATAACGCTAGTTGCTACTTCTTTTACATCTCCATATAAAGCTATCATATTCTGTGCTCTCCGTTTATCGAGTAAGGCTGCTGCATATTCTTGTACCATACTTACTTCTAAATAATTTTCTAAGTCAACACCCATATCAGTAATTAACTGAGGTATCATTTGATCTAGATACATAATTTCATCGGGACAGCGTTCCCCCTTGGGAGCAATTCCAGCTTTATAAAAGAAACAAGTCTTATATACTGGACACTCCTCGCCATGACACAGCATGGGTAAAGTATTATTTACTCCGAAAGTAGAGATCTTAGAATGCTTTAACAAGCTTGTCACTTGCTTTCTACTAAGCTTTATATCCTCCCTAACCTCTTCAGGATAGGCAGCAAGTATCTTTTCAATCTCTGTTGTTTTAGGTAGATCAACTAAGGCCACTAGGTCATCTTTACCCATCTTAGCCAAAGCTTTTTCTACCTTATCGGGAACTATGTCCTTATTAGTTATGTCATCTTTACTCATTCAAAGCCTCTATTTGTGCCTTTATTTCTGGATCCATATCTATCACTTTACACACACTTAGTAGATAATTACACCTAGGTCCAGAATCCTTATATAACTTAAGAAACATTTTAATCTCTTTGTATTCTTTTAAGAAATCTAATTTACCTTTTTTAGCTAAAGAACATAATTCTTTCCGCATAGGTATATATCTTACTAGAGAATGATTAGACATCCATTTCCAGTATACCTTTTGTAATAGTTTTATTAGAATACTTTTGATTCCATAAAGGAATCATAGTTTCATCTATTTCATAAAAGGCAAGAATAGCACATGGTTTATAGTAAGGATCATGTACAATATGTTTAGATTGTATTTTTCGTTTAGCATCTCCTGCTACTACTGCATAGAACTTATGCTCATTACGCCAAAAAAGCAATTGAGTAACTACATCATCGGTAGTTGCTAAGTTATCGTATTCTTCCATATCAACCTCGTACACTTCGGGCTCATTGACATCTGCTTCATAGAAGTTTTTAGCCATAGCTCTTACGGGCTGAGGTAATTCTTCGTAACTTTCAACGGGTATCATTGTTGCATCATTCCTATAATTTCAGCTAAACCTTGTAAATGCATTGCTGCTTCTGCAAAGTTTTTATCTGTTTTATGTTGTATCAGTTCTATGGGCAGCTTATGTTCAATTTGTGTAACAATACCTTCTTTTTTAGCTCTATCAGCCCACATAAAGTTTACCTTCGAATGAAGTTTTTCAAATTTCTTTTTGCTTATATTAGCTCGATCTTTGAATAAATCCTTTACAATTTCGCCTTGACTGCTTAGAGTTTCACTAGTTGTTTTAAAATCTAACGAAGATCCAGTTACATTTAAAGTACTGGGATGTGTCATAAATTGTGTGCGAGGAAAAGCTATACGCTTATCCCCTGCAAGGAAAATAAGGACACCTGCCGAAGATACCTCGGACAACCCCAAAGTATGTACGGGAGCAATGGAGGATCTTAATATATCAAACAAAGATAAGGCTGTTTTTAAGTTTCCCCCATCTGTGTCTATAACAACATAGATAGGATCTTCTGTTGACATGCTATTTAATTCTATTATTTGTGCCGCTACTCTTCCAATAAGGGAGTTTTCTCTTGTATCTTCCCCAGAAGTAGAAACAATATTTTCTGTTATAAAAATTATTCTATTCACTAAGACCTCTTTACTGTTATATATTCTATAATTATCATATAAAATGTTAATGCATCTCTGTTTTTATTAGAGTTTAATTCGCTTTCTTCTATTGTTTTTTCAGTCATCCAATCATTATTATCTACTCTAATTGATTCATAAACTACTGTACTCTTATAATCTTCCTTTACAGTTCGATCAATATATTGAATACTAAAATCTTCAACGGTTACCTCATCTGAACCAGCTTGCGCTGTTAAAGTATTAATTCTTGTATTTACAAATTCAGTAAGTTCTATTGCAGTTGAATTTGCTGACATAAAAGAAACATCTTTAAAAGTTGTTTTCTTTATAACTGCCTGCTTCTGTCGTTTCTTTTTCTTTATTAGTTCCCTAATTCTTTTAGATAAAAATCCCATATTAGTCCTCCATTATGTCAAGCACGTCTCCTTGATCGCGTGCTTCTTGTATTACATCATCGGGTAATTCTACTTTTACTATTTCTGAAATAGAGTATCTTCTTCCACAATGCGGACATAAAGTATAACTATCTGAGAAAATGTCTAATTCTGGGGCCTTTAAGCAGGAACAAACCACAATAATTTTTTGATCTGCCCATTCTACCCGGTAATCGCCCAAATAAATTTCACGTCGATAAATATCGGTATATGACATAATTAATTTCCTTGTTGCTGTGCCTCATAGGCAGCTTTTGATTTAAGTTTAAATCTTTGTTTCTCATTCTGCCCCATAAAAGCATCTCGATGGTCATAAAATCGTTTTTTATACCTAGGTATATTCTTTGTAGATTGATATAAATTATCAATTCTATTTTCGAAATGATCCTTATTTTTAATACTATTACATATTGTACCAAATTTGATAGCCTCATGTTCTGCTCGTTGTTCCCGGGCATTAAACATGGTTCTAACTTCTTGATTACCTCTGAGACTGGTTTCGCAATATGTCATTACAGTGGCTGCTGCTTCCAGGCAGTCCATGCCTGTTGCTTCCATATCATCCGCATCCATCCAAGTATCCTCATCTACATCTAAAGGATCTTCTGCCTCATCTTCCTCAGAACAGGTTTTAGCTTCTCCAGATAAAAGAAACCACGCAGGGTTTACCATATTACAATTTACCCAACGAATTGCTTTATTAACTGGTCGCCTAACCCATCTATTTCTAATTTTTTTAAGAAACTTAACAATGTCCAAACCTGGAAAATATTTAAAAATTCTGTAAAGTTTTCCAAGAATATCTAAAGAATTAGTTTGATGTACTTCCCTAGAAATATCATCTATTTTAGAAGTCTCATAATTAGGATCACTAGGACTGCTGATGCCTTCTAAATTCTGCATAGCTTGGCAATCTTGAAATACAGTAGGAATAGGGGCATTCGGAACACCATCAGTAGCTCCGTGTAATCCTAAAGCAGCTGCAACAGGATCAAAACCCACCCCATGTGTAAAGCCATCCATAGCTAAATCTAAAGCCATTTCAATAGTTTTACCATCCAACAAAAGGGAAGGCTCAGCTTTTAATACAGATATTGCTTGAACCATTGCTGTTTGACCCGGATCCATTAAGATAGTTAGATCATTCATTGCTTTATCTACCAAATCTTCCAATTCTTTTAGATCTTTCTCAGCGGTCTCCAGAAGAGCTAAACGGACTTCATCATCATAAAGACTTTCTACTAAGGTAATGTCAGTTATATCTTCCTGTTCTGCTTTTTTAGCAGCAGGTTCTATAACTCTATCACCAGAGATGGGCTTTCTAATATATTTACGTTTATCTCTTCTTATGTAACTCATATTCTAGTTATGTCTTACTATGTTTTAATTTATGCCTATACATATTATCGTGTCCTTGACATAGGCCATTTGCATGATGTTTCTTAATACAACCCGGATAAGTACAAGTTCCACCAGTTCCTTTGTTGGGAGCTTCTCTAGGCCCCCAACGAATTACAGTTTCATAATCAAACCCAGCTGCTTCCACAGCAGCTCCCCATGAACCAAAGTGACGTTGAGCCGCTTTCCATAAAGCGCCATTAGTTTGCTTTACGTATGTAGAATAGCATTTACTTTGTCCTAGTTCCTGAATAGCATCTACTATTTTATCTTCTGTCCATTTACGTACTGGCATGCTTATTCGTAGGAGGCTATTACATCCTCTTCTCTTATTATGAGAAATGTTTCATCATCTAAATTAACAACTGTACCAGCGTATTTAGAAAATACTATTTTTTCTCCAACGACTATATCCTTAACATCAGGACCTATCTCAGTAACTACTGCTTTGTGTGGACGTCCTTTAGATTTTTCAGGTATAATAATACCGCCATCTGTAACGTCTTTTTGTTTTTCGGCCACAATTATAAGCCGATCTTTTTTAGGTTTTACTTTATAACTCATTAGTTTCTCCTTATTTTAGGTACGAAAAATTACAACTATTTCTAGTTAACATGCAAGCCTTTTGTTGCATTTTCTCTAAATAAATTTACTGGAGGTAATTTAATCCAATCCTTTTCAAAATTAACACTAAGTAAATCTAAAAGATTTACTATAAGATTTTGAGCTCCATTCTTGTGAAGAGTAATATCTCCTACTCTTTCAAATGTTTCTGCTATTTTTTCTATCTCTGTTGCTTGAATATAGCATTTAAATTGTCTACTTATTTTTTTATTTGATTCTATTACATTACTTATATTTATGTAGTTCATAGGAACTGAATCTGGATTACCTGGAATAATACCACGACTGGCCCATATAATTCTTTGTAAATTTGCAGAAAAGTCAAAAGTCGGGTCAAATTCCTGCACATTATCTAAAGGAATCATACTGATCTCAGGTGCATTAGAAGATGTGACTTTAAATTCTCTGTTAAAGATTCCTATATTATAAGCTACCGGAGAATTAGGACATTTAATAAGTTTTAACATAAAACTTTTTTCTTTTCCTTTTACAGGTTTAATATCGGGATTAACTAAGAATAAATTAGATTTATTCGGTAATCCTTCATATTCTATATAAACTGCTTCTGCGGGAATACCCATTTGATATGCAGCAAAACCCATTAATTCTTCACGTTCATATTGTAAACGAAAATGGTCCTGCATCATGGTTTTTAGGATCGTATTTGCTTTATAATCCTCTGCTCCAGGAGTAGGAGTGGGATTGGTTTCCATTAATTCACTAAACCCCAGATATGCTGAATAATGTAGAAAATCTCCTCGAAGACTTTCTCTGACATCATTTAGAGGGAAGGTTTGCAGATAATCTGCTATTTCTGTGCTTCGATTATTGATTTGTACGTTTCCTGTAGTTTACCGATAGTAATAACAGCTTGTTCCAAATCTTTTAATCGAATATTTGCCGATTGTAAGGTTTTAAGAAGAAATTCAAAATCTTCTTTATTAAAGGATATTTCTGGTTTTTTACGTTTAGAATCGGTTGTATATTTTGGTAATATTGCCATATACTTAGTTCCTATATTAAGTTAATCTTACCCACAGTACGCCATCATCTGCATTATGACAAAGTGATCCCACTCCGCTGCCCAGATCAGTTACGTCACTTGGTAAAGCTCCAGCGCCACTAATTGTATAGAAACCCACAATAGGTAAATCCTGATAAGTATCATTAGTATCCACTTTTGATTTCATTTTCCATTGGGCGCCATCATTTTCATCCCAGGCTAAAACTGGTTCATTATTTTCGGCGCTTCGTATTGCATTTAACTGTAGAGAGGCAGTATCCCCTAGTAGGGTTAAAGAAGCATCTCCTCCAAGAGCCATTTGTTCAAAAGAATCTCCATCTGCTACTAGTAAGGTTGATGCTGTATAATCTATATCTCCGAGATCCTGCATGCCCGCTATTTCCTGTATACCAACATATTTTGGAGAAATCTTTTGCAGAGTACCAGATATATTGTCATAAATTAATAGCTTATCATCATCCACTCCAGCAGTAGCTTTCTCATCACTTGTAGTATAATCAGTTAGTAATTTTGAGGCAACTCTATCGTCCGTATAGAATATATTAGAGGTTCCTTCAGTGATATCATCTGTATCAAATTCTGTAAAATCTATATTTAAAAGAACTTGATTATTTACTGCATCTTCTTCTGCAGAAATACCAGTACCGCCCTCGAATAATGGAACTAACTGTTCAACTAGTAACTCTGATAAATCAACAGATAAAGTTAATTGATCTTGATCATCATCGTAATCTATATCAATTCCTGATGTATTAGAATCTACTAAAAGGTCTACTAATCTGTCATCAATGAATTCTCCTGTGAACTCATTGGCTACATAATTAGCTATCTGCTTGAAATTACTATCAAGTTCAGCAATTGATAAAGGAAACCCTTTTTCTTCTCTAGTTGTTATATTTAATGGTCCATATGCTGGCATTTTAATTTACCTCTTTAGATAGATATGTCATAGTTAGTAAGGCTGGAATCCTGATTTAGGTTTACTTTTTGCCTCTTTTTGAAATTCAATTTCTTTTCCTCTTTGCTTCTTTTTAGGTGGAGTATCCTCTAAATTTATAGATAAAACCTTAGTATGATGGTGTTCTTCTAATACTATATTAACCGCAATTACAAGAGCTAAAGCAAGTGGATCGAATACAAAGATTAAAATAAAAATTAACCATTTTGCTACATTATCCATAGTTGTATCAAAGGCGTTAGCCACATATAGAAGAGGTCCCACATCAACTCCGGTAGTAAGTAATTTTTGTTTTAACTCTCCCAAATTAGAAGTAACCTTTATAATATCTTCAGATAAAGCTTGCACTTGAGGAGAGTATTGTTCTCTTAATTTACGCTTTGCCGTAATATAATTAGGAGGCAAAGTACTTATTTGTTCCTCTAATTCTTGTTGTAAATATACCTTATCTTCCTTTAACTGTGCAAGCCTTTCTTCTAAAAATTTAGTTTCTAAATTACTTTGCTCTAGCTCTAATGTAGATCCTTGATAAGCTTTAGATAAAAAACCAAATATACCTGTAGAAGTTATTCCTACTAAAGTTATAATTCCAATTAATAAATAAGCTTTTAATACTGTATTTATTTTATCCCAAAAACGATATAAAAAACTAGCTGCTACTAATTTTCCTAGTTCTAAAGAAGAAGCCATAATTATAACAGACCAAAATGCTCCTGCAAAAAAATGAGAAAGGCCAGTGATGCTAAAAAAGGCAGCATTACCGGCCACAAAGAGAGCTGTTCCTGCTAATAAAAGCAGGAAAGCTTTTGAATTACTAGCTATCATCTTCAGGTAAATTTATAATAGACTGAATATCAGTAGCTGCATTTTCCATAAATGGAAATAAAGTCTCTCCCTTTTTAGTTCGTTTAGTAGTCCAAGATACTCCAATAAAACCAATTAATAAACCGCTATCCGGATCAGGGATAGGAATAGTTGCAATAGCCTTGGTATCACTTTTTTGATACATATTTTTTTCAATAGTAAATTCTTGAGGTATATCCTTTACTTTTGTAACAGCGGCTTCACCCTCTAATAACTTATCTAATATAAAAGGATGCCCGTGTACTGGTACATTTTGATATAGTGCCATAATAGGAGTTGTGCCTCCGCTCACTACTTCGACCTCACAAGTACAACGAGTTTGATGTTTGTTAGTGTAATATTTGGTACCGTTATGGAATTTAAAGAGATAGGCTCTGTTAGCCCCGGCATTGCTCAATAATTTTTTTAGTACTTCTCTGACAGAAGATCTTTCAGCTACTTCTTTCTTTAAGTCAGTATAGCTTAAGGTAGGTGTTTGTATTTCTTTTTCAATCTTCTCTACTCTATCAGCTAAAGAAGTTCTATGTTCTAGTGTTTGTAAATTAGTTTTTTTATAAGCTAAATATCCTAAAAAAGCTACAACTAATGTTGTTAATGTATCTGAATTATTAGAAACTAATGTGGCTAATTGTTTTAATAAAAGTATAAATGGGTCCATTTTCTTTTCCTTGATATATCATCGTAATTAAACTCTAGGTTATTTTCTCTATGGAATTAACTATAGTATGTCATTTCGACTAAGATATGTCATACTGGCATATACAAAAAAGGGACGAATTAATGTCCCAAAGAGAGCGCGGGCAGGGTGTCTAAAGAGTTTTCCACCGAAAACAAATTGACCTAACCTGCCCTACCCTTTTACACTTAGCCCCATTATGGGCAGCCTTGGACTTAGAAAGCACTTTATGCGTAAAGTAATGATGCAGTCACAATAGTCCAAAATCTATGATTTTAAAGTAATAACTAAGTATCCATCTGTATCTTTTTCAATAGAAGATACATTACTTAGATGTTGGTTACCTGTATCTCCTTTTACACCTTGTATACCCTGTATACCTTGATCACCTTGATCACCTTTTAAACCTTGAGCACCTTGTTCACCTTGTATACCTTGATCACCTTGTATACCTTGATCACCTTGTTCACCTTGTATACCTTGATCACCTTGATCACCTTGTGCACC